AAATCTTCTGGTGCTTCTGAACCACTTGTATACATGACGATTCGATTTAAAACAAGTGTACGCGGTAGTTTTAATTTAAGCCACTCGCCCCCGTGAGTTGCCGAACCACCCGAATCTGTTCCGAGATTCGCATTCGCGACTGAACCATATGTATTATCTGTGCCACCGTAAAGGTTCGTTAGGCCACGCGAGAACCAAGTCCCATTCGTACCACCATTAAATGCGCGCCACGGTTGGTACGGATTTGATGCATTGTTGACGTACATACTACTCGCAGTCACCTCATAACCTCTCTGGGCGTGTTGTAAATCAGAAACATTCTGGGAAGTCCCCGGCTGTCCGGTCATCGCAATGTGCGGATATTTCAGCACGGTCGACGACACGGGGAACCGGGTCGTGTCGTTCTCTTTGTGGCCGTAGAATTGTAATCTATTTATGTATAATGCACCTTCGCCACCCGCATCAAGATTCTTTACAAGAAACATGTGGTATTTGTAACCCCTATTTGAATTAACAAACAAGTCGTTGTACCGCGTATCAATAACATTAGTGTTAGAGTAGAGAAGGTCCCAGTTCTCGTCGTCATTGCTCCCGAGGATGACTACACTCGATGGTCGTCTAGTATCTATGGATGCATCGATTGCTAAATAATTTACTTTGAGTTTGAACGGCGTTTCTAATTTATTGTAGTGACCAAAGTGAGATGTTCCATTCGTGTCGGTGATGGTGACACCTTGTAGAGCTCCGGATGTAACTGCACCATATGGAGAAGATCTTGAAAATGCATCGAATTCTGTCATCCAGGGTTCTCCACCTACTTCGTAGCAATTCCAAGCCAAGCGAAGTGAATTACTATCAGACGTATAATCACTACTCGCACTCGCCGTGTACCCATACTCCGAATACGTGGTCATCGCGAACGGTGGGTACTCCCCGAACGTGTCTTGCACGGAGACGTCCCCCAGTTTTCGACCGTCGAGGTAGCACGTGCGGACGCCACCGCCCCCTTGCGTCGCGTACACGAGATTGTGCCACGTGTTCGCCGAGAGGAACTGGTTATCGCCACCATCGATCCATCCCAAGTGTCCGGACTCCGTGAGTGAGATGGCGGTCTTGGCGTCGCCCTCACCCGCCGCGGTCCCGACGTGGAAGAGGGTCGCATTCGAGGACACGTTCGCCGCGTTAAACCAGAGAGATACAGAGTGTGGGTGGGTCCCCTCCATTGCCAAGTCCCCACTGGTCATCGTGACGTTCGACGTCGAGAGGGACGAGAACTCCCACGCCTTCTCGGTGGAATCATAGGTCGCGTTATTCTCCGTGAGGGTGTGTCCCTCCCCCGAGAAGTCCGTCGCCGTGGAACCCTTGTCGCCATCGATGTACAATTTCACACCCGTCGTATCCGGAAGGTTGAATTGGGACGTAATCTTCGTGTCCACGGACGTGTCGGGGTCCGAGGTTTCTTCGTAGCCGTAGAATTCCAATAAAGCGATATTGAGATAAGGCGACTCCTGTGTATGTGTAACTTGAAGCCTATATTCATTGTAAGGGATTAATGTAACCGCTGACCCACCAGAGGGTGTATATGATGAACTCACGGTGTGAAGATACTGAACACCACCACTGGTTGTTGGTAAAGTTATAGCCGCGAAACGATGAATTTCTTGAAATGTACTAAATCCATCGTTTGAGCCATATAAGTACCCCGAATAAGGTCCTTCGTGATCCCTGTCCATACGCGTCCAGTGTTGATAACTTGTTAATAACACTTTGTGTGGAAATTTAACATTTATCCATTCGCCGTTACGGCTATTGAAAGTTGTTATTCCGGTTGAGGCCCTACCAGTCCCCGAACTTGCGTAAGAATTTTGACGTGAATCCCAAGATTGTCCACCCGAACCGGATGTTAGATCAACGACTCCATCAAATGCTCGCCATGCGTCTGACGCGGATAAGGCGGCGTACTTCGAACTAGCAGACACTACGTATCCACTACGTACAGTGGCATGGTATCCAACTGTGAAAGCGTTCTCATGACCAGTAAAATTGATGTGCGGATACTTCCGCAAAGGCACAACGTCGCGTGCGTGAGGTCCCGTGATTTCCTGGATCACATCCGTCGTGCCGAACACCGTGACATTCGCACCTCGCTTGATGGTGTACCCATCCGTAAAATTAAGTTTGTTGACGTTCCCTGTCACGTGAACGTTACCCACGACGTGTAAATTTGACGTGGGATCGAGCGTCCCGACACCGAGACGTTCCGTGGCGACCACGTCTATCGCTTGGAGTTTTGCGTCATTAAATACTACTGTTCCTGTAGACGAGGTCATCTAATATTTAATGAGGTTATTTTTAGGTGGAAAATGATTTATTCGGGTGCCGCGGGCCAAACGGGATTTTCGGGGTCCGTGGTATTGGCGGGGAGGTCACGGAGGGTTTGCATGTAGGCCTTCCACTCGTCGGGGACAGGTGTGTTTGTGGTAAAAGCTCTAGTGGCAACCCAGTCGCACTGAGAGAGACGTTTGTTGCGTTCGGTGCGGAGTTCCTTCCACGGCTGGGCGTCGATGAGTTCCTGCAACTTCGCCTCGAACTCCTCTTTTGGGGTTTTTTCGTAGCCATCGGCGTATTTAATTTCTTCATATATATGTGAAAATGATATCAAACCTTCGAAGTTTGGGTTAAAATGTCTAATTGTTTCAAAACTTAACCTTTCTAGGAGTAAGGGATCCATATATTTATAATGAAGATAAATAGTATCCATAAAATCCATTGTAAAATGATGAGATGTACATTGTACCAGACAATGAATACAATAATATTTCAAGTGTGTCACCTTCATTCATCTCGTGTATTAAGTAAGCACTCGCGTGAGCTCCATCTTCATTTCCCAAAGTAGTACCAGCTGTATTTCCGGTCCCTGGATCTACATCGTTATACCTTGGTCGTAGTACAAAGGCATTATTGGTTCCGTCGCCGCGCGCGTAATAAATAAACTTATAAACACCTTTTATTGGCGCGGTAAATTTACCATTAGATGGATCATAACCTCCACCACGACTAGTTTCCACTGTATCCCATGTTATTAAGACACCACTTGTATTGGCAGTGGTCGAACTCGTACGACGAGCATGGAAATACACTGGACACCCACCATAGATATCCCCCCGCACCTCCAAAGTCGCCCTCGGATCAGAGGTCCCGATCCCCAACCTTCCACCCTTGAAGGTGACCACGTCCGGTGAGACGTCGAAATACTCCTTCTGGTACGCGTACAATTGCCAGATCTCGTCTTTGGTGAGGGCTCGGTTAAAGAGACGGAAGTTTGCGATGGAACCGTCAAATTCCTGCGAATCATCGTTATTAGCACCGAGAGTCATTTCAGTGGACCCGATATTCATGGATGAGTATGCATCGGTCGCGAGTAATACACCGTCTGCATATACTTTGCGTGAACCACTTGTATACGTACCAGTTATATGAATCCACTGATTCGGGACGACCGACGTTGAAGTTGTGAGATTATTAGCAAATGCGAGGTGTACTATACTACCCCCATTTAAATATAAACCACAGGATTGATTGTTCGCTCTATTGCCCATTTCAAACACCGCTTTGAAACTGGATTGAATTGCGTCCGGTTTTATCCATAATGAAAATGTATACGGGTGATTGCCGGACAGACTGCTTGGTATTGCTCCTTTGATGTAATCACCCGACCCATCGAACGTAAACGCTTTGTACTCCGTATCGAAACCGACACCACCATTGGGTGTACCCGTCACACCGTTCCCGGATTTATCCGTCACGGTCGAGGGCATGGACGTGTAATCCTGACCATCGTAGTACACCTCCAACCAATCCGTGTTGGGCACGTTCGGCACCGACCGCATGATGACGTCCGTGCCGTGGGCTTCGGGGTCGTATTCGGGGATGCCGTAGATTCCATTTCAGCTAAGTGTACATAGGTACCGAGTTCTGAACTTTTCCACAAGTCATAGTACATGTAGTATCGTTTGATGTATATGTAAATCTGATATGATTCGTGTTACCGATTTTGCCAGAACAAAGTTAGAATCCAGATTGTATCCAGTCATCTGCTCCAAATACCGTTCGCATCTTGGGTTGCGTCAGTCCGTACGTTCTTGCATATAATACTGAAGTTGTATCTTTTCGGGTAATTGTAATTGTAATCCATTCACCCTCGATACCACATCTAAACTGTTCGAGAGCCGGTATCCACTGTATCGCATCCATTGTATGGCATTGCCAATGAGTATCGACGTGCCACGCATTACATGGTATCAAAGCTGCCAGCTTGCGTTAGTACGCATATTATACGTACGTCGCACTCGCCGTGTACCCACGACGTTGTCGCCGCGGTCATCGCCACCCTCGGGTACTTGATCAATTTCTTCGACCGAACGTACTCCGTGACGACGTTGGAATTCAATTTAATCGTTGCCGTGTTGGACACCTTTTGGAGATTGAGGTTCCCCACGATATCGAGGGACTCCGTGGGTTCCGTCGTCCCGATGCCGACGTTCCCACTCACTGTCAAATTACTTGAAACCACCGTGTTCCCACTCACACTCAACTCCCCGCCGACCTCTGCGTTCGAAGACACCGTGAATCCGGTCGTTGGATTCGTGAACCGTACCGTATTGGTCGTGGCGTTCGCGACATTCGTGACCTGTTGGAAATTTGATGTGGTGCTCATCGACACGTTGTTGATCGTGAGCGTGTTCGTCGTGAGACCCCCCGTGAGGGTCAAGTCATTGTTTATGATGATGTCCGCGACGTTCGCCGTGCCACGGATATCGAGTGCGTGTAGCGGGACATCGGTGCCCACGCCTACATTAGAAAGTGCGATTATCACGTCAGCCCTGGGGGTCGCGTTGGTGAAATCCAAGAACCCTGAGGTTGGTCCGATGGGCATTTTCTAATATAGGGGGAGGAAAAAGTAACTGGGAAAATGAGTTATTCGGGTGCCACGGGCCAAACAGGATTTTCGGGGTCCGTGGTATTGGCGGGGAGGTCACGAAGGGCCTGGCGGTAGTCGAGCCATGCTTGTTTGGCTTCCGGGGCGGGGTGGGAAAAGTCGGCGACGATGTATTTGTCTGTCTTGTCAAGAAGAATGTTTCGTTGTTCACGAAGTTTTTTGAAATTTTCCTCCCCCAAAAATTCATTAAACTTATTTTCAAATAATTCCTTTGGTGGTTTTTCGTATCCTTCTGGAAATGTAATTTGGTCGTATGATGGATAAGGCATATCAAATGTGTCTGGCATGTTTACACATATTTCTCGAAAGGTTTTCCAAACGAGTTCAGAGTTCATCAAAATATCATTATTAACCATTATGTATATTATTTACATTTTTTTAAATGTTGCTGACCCACACAATGCTGACACAGCCATGATATGAATTATAGGCCCATATGCCATTCCCACTGGTCCCGTCAGCGAATATTCTTATAGCTTGTGTTCCGGGGTCATCAATTGATATCAAGCCGGATGCGCTTATAGACTCCCAGCCACCACTAGTAAAATTAAAATGAGTCTTATCGTGGTACATTATTACCGAGTCAGTTACATAATTAAATTTCTGAATATAAATACTCCCAGCGCCATTAGCTATAGCCGTCATATGAACTTGATATACACCCGGTAAAGGAGGTATGTAATATCCATTATTTGTAGCACTAGAGTAAAAGGAACCTGGGTAGTTTGTTACTACATTAGTCTCATATACGATTGGTTCATCGTATGCATAACTACCTGTATTTTCTTGTTGCGCGAAATAATATGGGACACTGTAACTCATTATTCCACCAAACCTCGCCGACCCCCTCACATCCAACTGAGCTTCAGGGACTTTCCCGATACCGACGGCCGTGTCGCTGATGACCATGGACCGCCCGGTTCGGCCCAATCGGTACAACTTTTGGACCTCCGAGGGTTCGAGGGCGACGTCGTAAAGTTTGAAGTTAGAGACATATCCGTCAAGAGGTGATGTTGATAAGTTATGTGCATAAATACCTATAGCAAGTCTCGATGTCGCATTTACCATGTTTAAGGCCGCCGTTTGTGCTGTATTGAAGGTCTGTTCAACTCCGTCCAAAAACATTTTACGCCCAGTTGTTCCACCTGAGTATGTCCAAATACAATGATACCACCTATTTGCGACTATTGCAGTCTGATTATAAATATCATTTCCCCACATAGCCCATGAAATGTTTCCGGATGCATCAACTATGGAGTGTGGAGAAGCATAACTACTAGGTGAACCATCGGTACCATCATTTTCACCTACCAGACCCCAAAGAGCTCTACTCGTTCCACTTCCCGGAATAGTTTTTAATTTGAACCACATACTCACTGACATTTTAAAATTACCGGCACCAGTAGCTGTTGGAACTCCCGTAACTTCTATACGTCTTCCTGCCGTAGTACTATCTCCTTCAAAAGCTTTATCCGCCTCCGAATACGAAAATCCGGATGTTATTTTACCATGATTCCCCTTCCCCGAGATATCTGTGGGTGACTCGTTCACGGTGGTATCGAAATCCACCACCAACTTCTCGGGTCTCGGGGTTTCCGTATCCACGTCGTACCGCGAAATGCGGGGAACATCGAGGGATCTCCCTAAAGTCAGCGAACCCTTATCGAGGGTCGTGGGGCCGGGGGTGCCGAAGTAGCTGATATGATTTTGATTCCAATATGAATCATTCTGTAACCTCGTTACGATGATAGCTAATTTACTAAAGTATTCGGTACCGTTTAATGGAAAGTTCGTCAGAGTTGATGAAAAGACGGCACCAGAAATTGATTTAATAGTAGTCCATGTCGAACCATCATTACTTCCAACAATTGTAAAATCTTTTGGCATCCGATTCTGACTGTTACCTAATGTAACTGATTGAACCTTTATTTGATAAGGCATTTCGAGTACGATATAGTCACCTTTGATACCTTGTCCGTGTAATTGTATCGATCCCACGTATGCTCTATCTGTACCAGTATAACGCTGACCACCATGATAAATATCACTTGAGTCATTAAAAACTTCCCATGCGTGAAATGCGTGGGAAATCGCATACGCCTCGGAATCTCCCGCATACGCACAAAACACACCATGACCCGGAATCAGGGTCTCGTAATCACTCATAGGACCAGGAGGATACTCTTGGAGCCGCTCATCTCCCGCGAGTTCCAATTGGCCCGAGGGTTCGGTGACCCCCACGCCCAAGTGTCCCTTGTACAGGGTCACTTGGGACTTGGACCCCAAGAAATAGTCTTTTTGGTAATCGTAGAGTTCCTTCACTTGGTCGGCGTTCAGGGCCTTGGAGTAGAGACGGAAGTTCGCGATGGAACCATCGAAGAAGGCTACAGATGACTGATCTGGTCTTGTACCAATATTCAATGATGTATTAGCTGGTAAACTCATCTGTAATCCGGTATTACCATAAACTGTTACGGGTAATTCGTTTCCATTCAAGTAAATTGAATCTTGTGCGTTTGTCCTCTTAACAGTGGTTATATGATACCAATGGTTCGGTAATAAAAACACATTTTCAAATCTAGTGTATACACCACCCGATACACTAGTTTGCAAATATCCGGACGTGTTGTAATATAATGCGGTAACATTCTGACCACTCGATGTATTTGGGCCGATGCTATAGAAATGTACTGTCTCCACGACATCAAATTTAAACCAAAATGACGAGCTGTGTGTCCAGTCGCCAACCGAATTTCCTATCGAGGTCGCCGATATAGAATCATCTACTCCATCAAACGTAAACGCCTTGTACTCAGTATCGAACCCAACCCCGTTTGCCAACGTCCCCGTCACCCCATTCCCGGAGAGGTCATAGACACTCGAAGAGTCGGCGAAGCTGTACGAGTTACTGTCGTTGGCGTCCCAGTACACCTCGAGGTGCTGTTGCCCGGGCTTGTTCGGGATGCTCCGGTGGACGACGTCGACGGACGTGTCGCCTTCTTCGGTGCCGTAGAGTTCCCATTCGCCGACAGATATACCCGACGCTGATAAATATCTTTCTGTGGCTACATACGCGAAATACTTGAAATATCGCGTTTCATTAATTGTATGAACTTGGGGATGGTATCTATCCACGATGGCTTGTCCCGTGTAAGAGTATAATTGTGTCCACGTATCAGATGCATTTCTTTTACCATAAAAGACGCCACCTTTGGGTACGTGAGCGTAATTGAATTGTGCCCACAGATGGGTATCTATCAATTTAATAGGATTTGGAAGTTCAATCGTGATCCATTCACCCAAGACGGTTTCGCTCGAAAGTCTTTCAGTTCCTACATAAGTATTATTGGTACCCGTGTAATCCGATATACCTGGTGGAGTTGCTGTACCCGTGTGCCAACCAACGTCACCGCTTGACCCCCCTTTTAATCCATTGAAGGCCTTGAATGGGTCATAAGAGGCACCGTACCTACTTGCATCAACCGTGTACCCCGCCGTCGTCGCAGCGGTCATCGCCACCTCCGGATACTTCACGAGTGGCCTATCGTGCTTGGGCAATTCCATGACGATGTTGGAGTTCAATTTGATCGAAGCCGTGTTGGACACCTTTTGGAAATTGAGGTTCCCCACGATATCGAGGGACTCTGTGGGTTCCGTGGTCCCAATCCCGACGTTCCCGGTGACGAACAGATTGCTCGAGAGCGCCGTGTTCCCACTCACTGTCAAATTACTTGAAAGCGCTGTGTTCCCACTCACACTCAACTCCTGTGAAACCACGGTGTTCCCACTCACTGTCAAATTACTCGTGACGTCTAAGTTTTCACCCACCGAAACGTTTGAGACGACCACGAGTCCCGTGGTTGGGTTATTGAGATACACGGTATCGTTCGTGGCCGCGCTCACTGCGGTCACGTGACTCAAACCATGTGACGCCACCACCTCAAAGTTCCCCAGAAATAGGGAATCTGTCTTCACGTTCCCGGAAACTTCGATGACGTTCGATGCCGTGTCGTCGATCACTATGTTTGAACCCACGTTGAGCGCGCCATTTACCTGTAAGGTGAGTGAATTCGCGGTATCCATGGTGATCGTGTTTCCGTAGGCGTTACTCAACGTGTACCCCACATTCAAAACATCTTGGGATTCGTCGTACACGATCGCGACGTTCCCGGTTTCCCCGTGACGGGTCATGATGATCCCAAGATCCCCGGTGTTTATGTTATTTGCACCCAATTCCATGATTGGATCGGATACGATCATGTGCACGGTGTTCGCCACCAACAGGTCTCCGTTTATACGAAGATTTGATTCGAGAATCACATCACCCTCGAACGTTTTTATGCCCGTAAACGTGTGTGCACCACTCTCGATGCTCGTGATTCTAGACGAGTTATCACTCAAATCCGTCTCTAGGGTTCCAATTCTGGTTGCATTCGACCCCAAATCCGTCTCTAGGGTTCCAATTCTGGTTGCATTCGACCCCAAATCCGTCTCGAGGGTTCCAATTCTGGTTGCATTCGACCCCAAATCCGTCTCGAGGGTTCCAATTCTGGTTGCATTCGACCCCAAATCCGTCTCGAGGGTTCCAATTCTGGTTGCATTCGACCCCAAATCCGTCTCGAGGGTACCAATTCTGGTTGCATTCGACCCCAGATCCGTCTCGAGAGTGCCGATCCGCGACACGTTCGACGCAAAGTCACTCACATTCGAAGACTGGATTCCGTAAAGTGCCGAACCGTCCCCGGAGACACTGGTCGTCGTGAGTGCCCCGACGTTAGCGTTTCCGTGTACATCGAGGGTATACTCTGCGGTGTCCGTGCCTATGCCCACGTTACTCGCTGTGTAATACAGGGAATCGTTACCGGACGTCCAAAGGGAACTCACGAAGGTGGAACCGCCTTGGTAAAAGGTTCCCGTAAAGTTAATGTCCCCGTTAACGTCTAGGTCGTAGCCGGGTGTCGTCGTGCCGATACCCACTCTACTCGTGGTCGTGTCCACGAAGAGATTCGCCGTGCCCACTTCGAGATTAGACGTGCTCACAATCTTATTGGCTTGTACGGTACCCCCAGCCACTATGTTGGATGATGCATTGAATCCCGTCGTGGCGTTCGTTGAAATTATGGTATCAGTCGTTTGATTGTTTTCATTCGTGACGTGGTCGAGACCGTACGCAGAAACTATTTGAAAATCCCCAATAGTTATGCTCGTCGCACTCACGTTCCCCGTGACACTCAATACATTAGATCCCGTGTCCAATACAGAAAGATTAGAGCCGACGTCCAAGTCATTTTGTGGATTTGTGTTCGCTATACCGACGTTCGACTCGGTGACGAAACCCGTCGTGGCGTTTGTAAATTGTATGGTATTACTCGTGGTATTTCCGTTATCAGACACGGATTGTAAATCTGTCACGAGACCCGTCAAATGAGAACCATCACCTATAAAACGAGCGGCTTCAACATTACCGGTGGCCTTGAGACCCACATCCGTGTTTGTGAGTTGGATTGTATTTGAAGACACGTTTCCATTGTCTACTACATCTTCGAGCTTGGTGACGAGACCCGTCAAAAGGGATCCATCACCTAGGAAATAATCAGCGTGTACATTCCCCGCGACATCCAACTCGTACGCTGGTGTGGTCGTACGAATACCGACGTTGGACGTCGTCGTATCCACAAATAAGTTCCCCGTACCAACTTCTACATTGGAGCGGTAATAGAGGGAATTGGCACCGTCGGTCCAAAGAGAACTCACGAATGGTGAACCACCTTGGTAGAACGATCCGGAAAGGTTAATGTCCCCACCAACATCGAGTGTATACGCTGGATCTGTGACACCTATACCCACACTCCCTTGCTGAAATGCGACGTTGGATTCACCCGCGTATGTCCACTTAGTACCATTCGTAATCTTGAGATTACGGATTTTGCGCCCATCCGTGGACGCCGATGAAAAGTTTACGTATTCACCATTGACATAAGGTGTAGAGCGTTCGATGTCTTGATAAAAGAACTTTCGAGACGCACCTATACTGATCGCTATTCTTCCTCGCTCGTAATTGATCGCGACCTTTTGCCAATTCTCAGAGGCTGTAAAAAGACCCGAGACGGTCGCTTCCGTGAGCGTCGTGCCATCGTATTTGAGGGTGATTTTGTCGTTGTTATCATTGAATGTAAACGTGTAGCCGTCACCCCCGACATTTGAAGTGCTAAATATATTTGAATAAAGAGGTCCAGCACTCGTCCCCGAACGAATGTCCATCTCAAATTCCATGACCCACGAATTAGGAAGCTTTTGACCCCAATATACGTATTCCCCGGCAAGATCGAGATATCCATTCCCCGTGTCACGAACCCCTGTGGAACTCGTAAATCCAGTGAACGTCGTGGTCGAGACCTGGTCGTCATAGATAAGAATAGCGTTGGATCTCGTCACATTGAGGGCGGTATCCACGCCCTGAATGTTCGAGACCTCCAATTTGCCCACACGCAAAGTGGCATTCTTAATATCTAAGGTGCCAACTGGCGACTGTATAGACATTTAATATATCGGGAGAAGATTATTAAATGTTGGTGACGAGGAGATGTAATTTAGTTAAGCATTTTCGAGAGCCGTGACTCGTTCGAGTAGCGCTGCGACTTGTGTTTCGAGTGTTGCTGTTTTTTCTTTTTCAGCTTGGATTTCAGTATAAAGCTCTTGATTGGACTTGATGAGATATGCGATGAGTCCTTCATATTCAAGCCCTGCACTTTTACTACCCCACGACGAGTAATCTGGGTCGTTTTGTGGGTCATCATCTGTGTATGGTTTAGTTTCCGTTGGTTCGGCGTCATCAGCAAGAGAAACCAAATGTCTCAACTCCGGTGCGTCGTAATACACGTCTTGAGCGATGAGACCAGATTCTATACGGGACACATTTGAAGTTGAACCTATATTTGGACCTTTGAGATATATTTGAGGCTTCAGTTTAAGGAGTGTTTCTGTAGCATTTTCAATGTACCTTTCTTCTGTTTTAATTCTATCATCACTGGTGACAACTGTACCGCCCGATAGTCTCACATTCGCACCCGAATAATAATTGAGGTAGAAATCCCTTGACCCTGAAAAGTTGGAGCCTGAATACACGTCGTAATGGTGTGCATTTCTCCAAAGTCCAAATGAATAAGAACCATGTGACATTATAAGTTCAGTGCCGTTTCCGTTGGTACTTAATGTATATCTCCCAGATGAACTTCCCAGAAGACCAATTCCGTTATAGTTTCCAGTGGTTTTAATATCCAAAGGTACTCCGGGATTCGTCGTCCCGATGCCGACGTTGCCGTTTGCGTTTAAATTCATCACAAAACCGGTGCCGTTATTGACGTAGAAGCCCAAACTACCGACGCCCGCCGCGCCGGTGTTATTTCCTGAACCACCCAAAAGAAAAGACCAAGTGTTATTGGGCACGGTCGAGTTCGCTATATTAACAGCGGTTTGCCACGCCGCAGAACTCGTAAAAGTAGCAGGGACGCCCCCCGACCCACCACACGCTAAATACTCTGTGTGTACGCCTTTCCATTTGTAGTTCGAATGCCCAAGGTCAATTTGATTATTGACGTAAGTTCCCGCATAATTGGTCGGCCAAATGCCATCGCTCGTGAAGTGAAGCCCAGCACCATAATTGGTACTGGCGTGGATGTAGTGACGGCGAAGAGTTCCCCCACCATCAATCTTCATAGCGTTATTATCAACATACGAGACCGCCAAACCTCCACGTACGTCGAGGTCATAAGTTGGGTTCGTCAGTCCGATGCCGACGTTTCCATCGTGATTAATGCGCATTTTCTCTGTGGGATTGGAACCTTGTGATGATGACGTTTTAAACACGAGGTCTCCCTGTGCCCCGCTATAGTTTGGATTTCGATGAATACCAACAATTTCCGAAGACGTATGCTGTGTAGCCCAGGTAAGGTCATCCGCAGCAAATTGGATACCACCTATTTCTGTTCCATCCACGGTATAGTCACCATTCCCATTGTTTAGAGTTTCAAATCTTATCTTGGGACCAGAACCTGTACCCTGTCCTAGTAAATGTAATATTTGACTAGGACTCGCCGTCCCGATGCCGACGTTACCGGCAGTGTCTATAGACAATCGCGGTGTAGTTGTAACGCCACCAAACGACGTCCAAATCCCAAAAGTATTCGTGTTATTGTGGAATCCCATGGCTGTGACCGTGTTTCCATTGCGAATGAACGCTAAATGTGCCTTAGAACCACCTGATGTAGCGTCTCTCACGAGATTGACCATACCATAATCACCCGCATCGGCGGTATTATCACCGATATGAACCGTTGGGATACTGGGATCGTGGCTTGCTCCTCGCACATCGAATTTCGCAGCAGGACTCGCCGTCCCGATGCCGACGTTGCCGGATAATTCCATGGTAGATCCTCGGAATGTAATAGGAGAGTATTCCCCGCCATTCCATCGTTGTTTAAACCCGAATGGCACAGAACTACCAATGTTGTGCTGTTGTGAAAATCTAAAATTCCAATTGGCGTCGAATACGTGTTTCCATTGATCCACCCAAGCATTATTCGCCCCCACATTACTTTGGGTGTGGAATATAGTATGAGGACTGTCCGTCCCGATGCCGACGTTGCCAGATGATCTATATATATCAGAACCATTGGCTGTCCAATTACTGAAAACTGGGATTGAGCCACCTATTCTCAAATTAGAACCGGATGCGATGTTTATGTCGCCACCGACATCCAACTTGTACGCGGGACTCGATACCCCGACACCAACATTAGACGTCGTCGTATCCACGAAGAGATTCGCCGTCCCGACTTCGAGGTTTGACCCCGCACTCAGAGCCCCTTGCACACTCACAGCCAATGCGTTGGAGTCCAGGTCGACGATCGAATCACTCGCACCATTCAAAGTGTATCCCATTCTCAAAATGTCGTCACTCTCGTCAAACACTACAGCGACGTTTGAATTCGCCGCGGGACGAGTCATGATGATCCCCAGGTCATTCGTCCCGATGTTATTCAAACCCAGTTCTATGATTGGGTCAGAGACGGTCATATTGACCGTATTCGCCACGAGGACATTTCCACCATTCATGTGAATATTTGATTCGAAGATGATATCACCCGTAAAAGTCTTATCACCAGAGATGCTGATGTCCCCACTCTCGAGGGCTGTTATCCGAGACGAATTGTCACTCAAATTGCTAGAAAGGTTCGTGATCCGAGACGAATTGTCACCCAAATCGGTTTCCAAAGTTCCAATCCTCGTCACATTCGACCCAAAATCACTCACATTTGAGGATTGGATCGCCGAGATCGCAGATCCATCACCTATGAGGTGTGTTCCGCGCACGGTTCCACTCACGTCCAACTTAGTTCCGGGGATGGTCGTCCCGATGCCTACATTTCCACCAACGTAGGCTATGTTACTCGAATCGATTTCTCGGATCCATTTGTCTCCGTTCGTAAACTTAAGGTTCTTGAGTTTACGTTCGTCTGTGCTCGAGTGCGCGAACGTCACGTATCCCGAATTATTGTCGTAGACCCTGTCCCTGAGTTGTGAATCGGCAAAATGGAACACGTGTTCGCCGTCTACGGACACATCGAGAACACTGCGTTCAAATATGACGGCCACTTTACGGTACGTGTCATTATTGAGTGTCGACGAAAGCGTGGCTGAACCAAGTGTTGACCCACCGTCGTAGTTTATGGAAATGGTGGTATCATTCATCGAGAGGGTGTATCCATTTGTTCCTGAGGTCGAGTCATTGTAAAAATTAAAAAGTATGGGTGCACCGGAACTCCCTGAAGCCCAGTACCCATGGAACTCAGCGACCCACGCATTGGGGAGTTTTAAAGCCCAACTGTTACTCGTGGTCTGTTCAGTTTCATCCATGAGAAGCATCGTATTTCTGGCGACATTGTTGAGTACCGTGTCAAAGCCAGTCGATTGCCTGAACTCCATCTTGGAGACACGGAGCGTGGCACCCGTGATATCCAAAATACCATTTGGTGTTCCTATGGACATTTAATATATCGGGAGAAGATTATTAAATGCTTGGGAAGGCATTTAAAAGTTAATTGCAATTATCCTTTAAATGTGGATTGAAAGTGTTATTGAACACACTAAAAGAGAACTTAAACTCCTCGGACTAGATCACGTGGGTATAGACACGGTGGTCGTCGATTTCATCGAAGGTCTCCACGCCAAATTGGGGAATCAACCGGGTGTTATGAAAACCGTAACAAACTACACCGAAAAACTCATCGATAAGAAGCCCATCGCACCCATCACGGAAGAAGACTTCGATGAAGATGGTCGCTGTATACGCTATGAGTACATCTATAGAGCCTCCGATGGGAAGTACTACAACGACCGAGCCATTGCATTCAAGAAAGGATTGAGTACCCAGTACATATACCAAGGTCAACGTAGGTCCAAACAGGGAATTGGTTTACCTTATGTACCCTCTGAAGAAATCCAGGTTCTGGATTCTTCATCCCATGTATAATAACCACCGTCGTCTGGGCGAGGCACTGGGGGTTGCCAATGGCACTGTTCATCGAGGGTCCATGATGGGTACGGTTGAGGAGACGAAAAGTTATCCCTGTCTGAGTGGTAGATGTACCCTTTACCTGCGAAGTTTTTACCTTCTGTGTTCTTGTATGTTTTGACCCACGTTCCATCCAATTCATACTCACACCAAAGTTTACTCTTCGCAATAACGAGTCGAAGGACTTCGTTGGTCCGAGGGTTTAGTTCCGCAAAGTATGGCATATTCTATACTTATGAGAGATATCTTATTATCACGATTCCGTCGCCACCGGAACCCCCAGTCAAACCTGTGTTTCTAGATGCGCCGCCACCACCACCTAAACCATCAGTTCCGTTTCTAGTAGATGTTGTAGTTGACTGGTTACACGGCCCGCCACCACCTAGACCACCATCACCTTCCGTGCGATTTCCCGAAGCTCGATGACCAGCACCACCACCACCCCCCGCATAATATGTCGCTGTACCACTTATACTACTTTGAATACCATCTCCCCCGTGGCGTCCACTTGCAGCGGATGACCCTGCCTGTCCAGCACCACCACCACCACCACCCCCATATTCGGTAACACTAGTCCCGGCACCATTACCCCCATTATTACCTTGTCCAGATATTCCAGTTCCACCTGTTAAATCATATAAACCTGCTCCACCTCCACCCGAGCCACCGTTATCGTCACCGGTCGGTAAGGCTTTGTGATGAGGTTTACCAGCCCCCCCACCGGTGGCTGTAAAGAGACTTCCAATTGATGAATCACTTCCTTTCATACCACTGACATTTGCCACACTGTCATATTTACCAAGGCCACCCGGACCAACCGTGATCGTATAGCTACCAGCTGGTAATGCATAAGTTCCGGTAAGCATACCACCCGCACCCCCACCACCACCTACATCTCTTCCGGGAGCACCACCACCACCACCGATGATAAGATACTCCATTTCACCACCGGAAATCACCGTGAACGTTCCCGACGTTGTGAATGTGTGAATTTTGTACCCATCCACATTTGTTACCGTACCACCAGTAGCAGACATACCTCCCACTGTTAGCCATTCAGTTCCGTTATAAACTTGTATTTTACCCAGGGATGTGTTGAATCTCAGCATCCCCGTATACCCCGTACCCGGCTGCTGTGCTGTAGTACCCGTTGGGATAATCATAGCCCCGGTATTATTAATGTCGAGAGCAGAACGTGGAATCCCTGTCCCGATGCCGACGTTTCCATCTCTATCTATCCGCATTCTCTCAACTGGGGCAGTATCGGAACCAGGTTGTGTTTTAAATAATAAACCGCCACCATAATTACCCGCTGATAGGTCCTTAAAACCGTGTATACTACCCATGGTACCATGACTGTTCGGCGATGAGTCGAGCCATCGCTGTGTAAAAACTAAACTCGCACCGATGTCACCATCATCATCTAAGCCAGCGAGGCTGGAATGGAGTACGAGCTGTGCGGATGGGTTTATTTGGCTACTCGCATTAGCGAGATCGGACATAATATGTAAATTACCATTCGGACTCGCCGTCCCGATGCCGACGTTGCCGTTTGTTAAAATTCGCATGGCTTCCGTTTGATTTCCCTGATAACCATTAACTTCAAACGACATGTGAGCATCAGACCATAATCCAAGACCTACATTCGCCCTATGATACAATCCAGGTTTTCCACCGTTTGATTTTGTTGCCCCAGTACCAGAAACGCTTATAGACCCTGGAGCGTCACCAGATGTCGATGACGTCCCATCTCCTACTTCTAATGTAGATAGAGGATTATTCGTCCCGATGCCGACGTTGCCGGCTGCGGTGATTCGCATACGCTCGGTTGCCGCCGCGTTATTCCCGTTCGAAGTTTTGAATCTCAAATCAGAATTATAATCCGACGCGTGATTATTATAGCTTTCTATGACGGAACAGTACGCATCGTGATTTGTAGTATACGGCGTTCCTAGACGAATGCCCGACCACCCGGCGGCGTTATACGTCGCCTTTCCAAATGTGGCGTAGTTGTCACTACGAACATCTAGTTTATTCATTGGATTCGCCGTCCCGATGCCGACGTTGCCAGATGATCTGTATATATCCGAACCACTGGCTGTCCAATTACTGAAAACTGCGTCTGTGCCATTTATTTTCAAAGTAGACCCAGTCGAAAGGTTTATGTCGCCATCGACATCCAACTTGTACGCGGGACTCGATATCCCGACACCAACATTAGACGTCGTCGTATCCACAAAGAGATTTGCTGTTCCGACTTCGAGGTTTGACCCCGCACTCAGAGCCCCTTGCACACTCACAGCCAACGCATTAGAGTCCAAGTCGACAACCGTATCATTCGCTCCATTCAAAGTGTATCCCATTCTCAAAATGTCAACACTCTCGTCAAACACTACAGCGACGTTTGAATTATTATTGGGGCGGGTCATGATGATCCCTAGGTCATTTGTACCCGAGTTATTCGACCCTAATTCGATGATTGGGTCAGAGACGGTCAGATTGACCGTGTTCGCCACGAAGACATTTCCGCTATTCATGTGAACATTTGATTCGAAAATGATATCACCCGTAAAAGTCTTATCACCGGAGATCGAGATATCCCCACTCTCGAGGGCTGTTATCCGAGACGAATTGTCACTCAAATTGCTAGAAAGGTTCGTGATTCGAGCTGAATTGTCACTTAAATTGCTAGAAAGGTTCGTGATTCGAGCTGAATTGTCACTCAAATTGCTAGAAAGGTTCGTGATTCGAGCTGAATTGTTGCCTAAATCCGTTTCCAAAGTCGTGATTCGAGACACATTGGAAGCAAAATCAGTCACGTTTGACGATTGAATCGCTGAGATACCCGAGCCATCCCCCACGAGCTTACTTGCCGTGAGCGTATCACCGATGGTCGCATTCGCCGTCGTAACAAATGCCGTGGCCGCGTTATTAAATTCAACTGTGTACGGGGTGGTATTACCCGTGTTCGTGACGACTTCCAAATCGAACGTTGGGGCGATGGATATTCCACCCAAAACTACACCGGCGGCATTAATATTACCCGAAATTTGGAGAACGTTCGAATGTGTGTCGTTAATGTGTAAATTTGAACCTATGGATAGGTGATTCGTTGGATTCGCATTGGCGATACCGACGAACCCCGTGGTCACGATTTTACTGCTCCTGAGTGTGGCATTCGTGATGTCCAAATACCCCGTGGGAGTATTGATGGGCATTTAATATATCGGGAGAAGATTATTAAATGTGTTTGGCGAGGGAAGATAATATATTTATGGGGTTTTAGCCACAATGGTACGTACACCCAACAAATGCGGCTATATGAACGGCATTTGCTTCATCTGTTATTTGTCCGTCACTCGTTAAGTATCTTATTTTATATGCTTTTTCTGTTTCTGTGGGGTGGTCCTCCCATTGCAGCTGACCATGTTCATCGAGGACGTTGGTGAGTTCTTCTCGAACCTCGTGTGTCCACCCTTCCTGTTCAATGGTAGACTCTGTTCGTCCGATCGCTTGGTACGTCACGGTTTCGTTGTCCGTGACTGTTCGTCGATTCTCTTCCGCGAGGTTCGAGTATTCTTCAAGTGCGACGTTCGAGTACGTTGTCTCGACCCAATAGTTGACGCTCGTGAGTTCCTTGACTATTTGCTGAACTGGTTGGGTCACCGGCTCAAAGTCGCAATCCATCGTGATTTTGGCGACCGTGTAGTTGACCAAGAATTCAGAGTCTTGTTTCATACCATAACCTGTGACGTTAGACGTCGTGATGTAATCACCCGATTCGAGGTTACCATTGATATTTGTGACCCAAATAGCACCTTCACCGACGGAGTTGATGTATACCCGGGTGTCGCCAGATTCTTTCATAACCACGGAGACTAGATTTCCATAATCATCTTCACGAGTTTCTGGGTCTTCAGATGCCGAAATGACCCCAAAACACTTTTTGTCTCTTGATGTATTGGAAATCGTTACTACTGGGAGTGATTCATTCGTTGTGATTGCGTTAGAACCGGCCTCGATACCCCCATTCATTTTAATATATTTATTTTGGCTGGCTGAGACAATGAGACCTTCAAAGCCACTGGCTTCTGTAAAAGGTACATCTTTGATAAACGTTCTGTGCTGACCAGTGAAGTTGAGTGAAGTGTTGGTGGTGTTAGATCGCATGTAACATGAATATCTACCACCACCAGAAAAGTGTAAATTTGTATTGTACGGAACTCTACCGATCATCCAATATTTAGAAGAACCACCGCCATTCAAGTTGTCGCCATTAACTGTGAACATTAGTCCCTTGTATCCATTGGCGTTCATATTTACAGCTCCATTGTACCAGTTTATTGAACCACCTCCTTGGTGTATACATAAACCACCGGACCCGATGTCAAGTTTAGCTAATGGATTCGTCGTCCCGATACCGACGCCCGTATGGGTCACTCTCATCATTTCGTCATAAGCAGAAGAACCCGATATGTTAAATGTTATTTTTGCGTCATCGTCCTGCGACGCCCTCCCTGCGTTGAAGTTAAACTGCCAACCACTCGAACACGTAATGTTATGCCCAGGAGTCGAAGATTCGTTAAATTGTATTTTGTTTCCATCGGATGACCCTATAGTAAGTGGAAATGCCGGATTGGTGTTACCGATGCCGACGTTGCCAGTATTATAGTAAATGTTCGAACCCGACGTGGACCACACAGACGAACCACCACCACCACCACCAGAGAAAGCTGTTCCATTCTGATAAAGGGTACCGGTAAAGTTTATATCACCACTCACGTGGAGTTTGTACCCCGGACTCGACGTCCCGATGCCGACGTTGCCCCCTCCAGTGATTCGCATTCTCTCTGTACCGTAATCTGTATCAGAAGATCCACTACCTGCTCGAGTCTTAAAGATGATTGAACCTCCACTATCACCCGTAGTTGAAAATAGTGTCATCTCGCGAGTGCCTGTACCGAATTTAATACCCTGGCGATAAGTGTTATCATAATTCATGATGATGCGCCGTTCCGCCCAATCGAGATAGGTATTAGCCCCCCGTTGTCGAACGTTCCCATTCACGTCGAGTGTCTGGGTCGGACTCGTCGTCCCGATGCCGACGTTGCCATTTCCCTTTACGGTCAGGTATTCGGCAAGAGTAGATCCCGCAGTACCAGTTCCACCCAATACACCGAATATACCCTGATTTACATCGTCTGAGCCAAGATATATAGCTCCCGCCGATGTTACACCACCTACATTATTTCTAATTTGAACCGTGTTGTCTGTTTCAACTTTATTTTTGATATTTACACCGATAACCTTGGCGGCGTAGCCAACACCTGTGTTTACATTGTATGTATTTAGTACATATAAGTCTGATGGGTCATATGAACCACCTCTAATTGAAAGTGCAGGTGTCGTGTTATTTTCAGCACCACCATTTATGTCCAATGTGGCAATCGGACTCGTCGTCCCGATGCCGACGTTGCCGCTCGTATCTATCGCGAACTGTTCCCCAAATGTGGCTCCATCGTAAATACCAAATGTTCCCGTGCCGCTGACACCGACCGTCCATTCATCATCATTTCCATTTATGAGTTCAATCGCCGACCCCCCTCCAGCAATTGTGCGTTTAACCCTGATTCCATCAAAGCTAGAGGATTCGATGGTAAGTGGTCTGGCGGGACTCGCCGTCCCGATGCCGACGTTGCCATTACCCAGTAAGGTCATAACCTCCGTTCGAGTTTCATATGGACTTGATGAACCTCCATCATGAACCAAAAATTTCATGTAATTATTTGCACCACCGGAATTAGTGATACTTTCTATCGCGTGCGACCTTATATCCGAATTCCCTGTGCGCCCAAATATCAATTTTCCGACTTTATTTACACCACCGAACATACGTAACATAACATCCCCATCGCCTTCCGTAGTCCCACCATCCACATCGAGCTTATATTGTGGACTCGTCGTCCCGATGCCGACGTTGCCAGATGATCGGTATATATCAGAACCATTGGCTGTCCAATTACTGAAAACTGCGGGTATACCATTTATTCGCAGGGTAGACCCAGTCGAAAGGTTCACGTCACCACCGACGTCGAGTGTGTACGATGGACTCGCCACGTTGATACCTACCCGACTCGTCGATGTGTCCACGTAAAGATTCGCGACCTCCCCGACTTGTAAATCTGTTCCTTTTTGTATGAGAAATTTGGCACCCGAGTGCCGGACACTTATTCGATTAGAACCACCCGTCTTAATCATGGTCTCTATGACCCCATCCTCTGAACCGTTTGTCGCAGTCTTTATTTTACCCGTGGTCTTTGCGTATAAACGAGAGTTTCCCGTATCACTAAGTCCTTCATAACGAATTTGACCTATATATTGATTGTTTGATCCGGCATTGGATCCGTTATCTCGCATTAATACCAGATCTGGGCCAGCCGTGGAACCGGTAGCTTGGGAATACATCTGAACTTCTGACGCGGATGTATCGACGTACAATTTATTAGCACCCACCTTAAAATCACCCCCTCCCGAAAATCTCCCAACCTCGGACGCGTTCACCGAAAATCGAATATGCTGACCTGTGGGGGTGTTGATGTGGGTAGCCCCCGAAGCGGCTTGTTTCAACGCAAAATTAGCACTCGTGTTCTTATCTAGGTGCGAAAATGACGCCTGGTCGGATTGTCCCATATATCCCACGGCCGCTCTCCCGAGATAAGACGTCGTATCCGTATCATACGCCGCGGCGACATTACCAGTTATGGAAACATCGAGTCCAGTGGCAGTGGTGGTGAGGGTTGTTTCAGAGGCACTATTGTCCGTGTACCCTATTTTTAAAGTATCTTGGGATTCATCATAAAATATAGCGACATTTGAGTCGTTACCAAGATTCCCGTGACGGGTGAGGACGAGACCGAGATCGTTTGTGTGTTGATTATTTGCCCCGAGTTCTATGATTGGATCCGAAACGATCATATTCACGGTATTCGCATATGTGAGGCTTCCGTTCACTCGCAGATTTGATTCCAAAATGATATCATCTTGGAATGTTTTTACACCGGAGATCGAGGACGCCCCACTCTCGAGGGACGTTATCCGAGACGAATTGTCACTCAAATCGGTTGAAACGGTTGATATCCGAGACGAATTGTCACTCAAATCGGTAGAAATTGTCGAGATCCGAGACGAATTGTCACTCAAATCGGTTGAAACGGTTGATATCCGAGACGAATTGTCACTCAAATCGGTAGAAATTGTCGAGATCCGAGACGAATTGTCACTCAAATCGGTTGAAACGGTTGATATCCGAGACGAATTGTCACTCAAATCGGTTGAAACGGTTGATATCCGAGACGAATTGTCACTCAAATTACTAGAAAGGTTCGTGATCCGAGACGAATTGTCACTCAAATCGGTTGAAACTATCGAGATCCGAGACGAATTGTCACTCAAATCGGTAGAAACTGTAGAGATCCGAGACGAATTGTTGTCCAAATCAGTTTCTAAAGTCCCAATCCTTGTCACGTTATCAGTCAGTCCCAATACATTCACCGTTTGGATATTACTGATACCCAAACCATCGCCCGAGATTACCCCCGTTACAGTGAGTTTATTAGAGCCTGTATCGTCTACATATACATTTGAGCCGATAGCAAGTGTATGTGTAGGATTTGCGTTTGAAATACCTACTTTTCCGGGAAAAGTAGTTATATTTGTTGACGCGCTCTGCATTACTATTAATATACAAAAGATTTTACGGTATCCGCACCTATACTAATTGAGTCTAACTTACCTTCTGTTGATGAAGACTTGTATTCTATGTATACGTCCACACCATACACCGACGTACCTGCCGAGCTTGGTTCTAGTATGACCTTTGTGGGTGTTGTGCCCACGCTCATACTCCATGGTTTTGTATTATTGTGTCCAAAGACGGACCCAGGTCCGGATGCTATATTGAGTGATGAAGTCGTACCATCTCTCGTACCACCCTGAACATCTAAAATCATCGTACTCACTTCCTCATTTCCATGTGTGAGTTGTGCTGTGATTTTAGCGTGGAATACATTGGATGCGAACGTCATCGCCACGTTTGCGAAATTAGTTGGTACGCTCACGTTACTATACGCGTAGTGTTTACATTTGTACGATCCATCATTGATGACGATGCCTCCGGTGAAGACCGCACCCACGTTTGTGTTTGTGAATTGAGTAGTTAGTGCGGAGGTGTTTGATGTTACCACGTCAAGTTCAACCGCACTGAGAAAGAGTGTATCGTTTATAGATGCGTTTCCGTCTATCACAAGTACATTGGAACCCGTGTCTTCGACGTACAAATTAGACCCCACACTCAAATCATGACCTGGTGTGGTGTTTCCTATACCCAATTTCTCACCCACTGTGAGCTGAGAACCAGCCACGTGTACATTCCCGTTCACATATAAGACATTCGATCCCGTATCCTCGACCCAAAGATTTGAACCCACATCAAGCGTGTGTATTGGGTTCGAATTCGCAATACCCACGTTCGCCGTCGTGACGAGACCCGTCGCTGAATTTGTAAACTCTATTGTATTAGACGTTGTATTTCCATAATTAGTCACGTATTGAAGAGAGTATCCCGCGGCGAGTTGTATGCTATCGAGTGTAATCTTGTGTGCCAAAATGTTACCATCCACTGTTAAGACGTTCGAACTTATGTCGTTAACACATAGGTTTGATCCAACTGCTAGGTCACACATGGGATTTGTATTTGCGATGCCCACGTTGCCCGTCGTCGTGAGACTCACGGTGTTTTGTATATGTATCGTTTGAGATGTGACGTTTCCGTTTAGTACAATGTCTTCTAGATTACTACTACCACCTCCACCACCACCTGTTATTCCCGTGAGTCTAGACCCGTCACCCACGAAATAGTTCGCTTCTATGTTTCCAGTGGCCTTGAGACCCACATCTGCGTTTGTGAGTTGGATTGTATTTGAAGATACATTTCCATTATTTACGATACCTTCTAAATTACTCACAGTTGAGATTCCCGTGAGGTACGAACCATCACCAATAAAACGCGCAGCCTCTACATTACCAGTGGCCACGAGGCCAACATCCGTGTTTGTCAGTAGTATTGTATTGGATGTCACATTTCCGTTATCTGACACTTCTTGCAAAGTTGCCGCGATGTTAGACAAAAGTCCACCATCCCCAAGAAACGTGTTAGCCGTAACATTTCCACCTACTACCACGTTCGCATCTACTTCTAGACCGGTCACTGCATTGTTCAAATAAATCGTCTCTGTGGTCACATTCCCATTGAGTGCTATCTGATGAAGATTACTCGCGATGTTAGATAAAAGACCACCATCACCTATAAAACTGGATGCAGTCACGTTTCCGCCGACCAATACGTTATTAGTCACACTGAGACCGGTTATATCCCCGTCTAAAATAATTGTTTCGGAAGTAGTATTTCCATTCAAAGCTATTTGGTGAAGATTACTCGCGATGTTAGACAAAAGACCACCATCACCAATGAATGAATCTGCTGTGACGTCACCATACACGTGTACATTAATTGAATTCGATGTATCGGGTATGAGTTCGGCGTCATTGGGTGAACTCAATGTATGACTTATGATGAACTCATTGCTCGCACCCCTGTAACCAAACGCTACGTTCGAATCACCTTGATATACTAAAACAATGAGACCCGTATCCAGCGACGAACTCGTATTGTTTGCACCCAAAGCCAATATGGGATCTTCTACGAGCAAATTCTGTGTGGAAAGATATGTCGTATTTCCCCGAACTTCCAGGTTTCCGTAAATGAGCGCGTCCTTGGAAACTGTGAGACCACCGGTAAACGTCGCATCATCCCCATAGAAATCAACACCTATGATGTCATCGTCCGCGAGGATATCACCCGCGACGTGAAGCATTCGTTGAGGCGTGGATGTATTTACACCAACGTTACCACTCGTGACCATCGAAAGTGCATTAGACATGGTGATAGTTCTATCCGTCGAGTCACCATACTCAGTAACGTCTTGAAGTGAGATGTTCGATATACCACCACCATCACCGGTGATGATTCCCGTAAATACGGGACTCTCTATGTTTGCTTTGAGTGCTAAATTTGATTGCATCTCTCCCCGTATGCTTATAGTGTTCGCAGCCATCTCACCACGAAGAACGGTTACATTCGACTGTAAATCACTTCGTAATGTGACTGTGTTTGTGGTCATTTCGCCACGAATTGTAATGACATTTGCCGCCATCTCGCTTCGAAGAATGGTTGCATTTGATTGGAGGTCCGTTCGAAGTTGAAGTGTATTTGCAGCCATTTCACCTCGAATGGTTACAGTGTTTGCAGCCATATCGTCGCGTAAAATGGTCGCATTTGATTGGAGGTCCGTTCGAAGTTGAAGTGTATTTGCGGCCATTTCACCCCGAATGGTTACAGTGTTTGCGGCCATATCGTCACGTAAAATGGTCGCATTTGATTGGAGGTCCGTTCGAAGTTGAACTGTATTTGCAGCCATATCGTCGCGTAAAATCGTCGCATTTGATTGGAGGTCCTCGCGTAATTGTATCGTGTTCGCGGTCATTTCGTCGCGTAAAATGGTCGCATTTGATTGAAGGTCTTCCCGTAATTGTATAGTGTTTGCAGTCATTTCGTCGCGTAAAATGGTCGCATTTGATTGGAGGTCTTCACGTAATTGTATTGTGTTCGATGCCATTTCACTTCGGATAACATCTAGGTTTGCAGATAAATCAGTATCTTGTACGACATTTGATAAAAAAGAACCATCCCCTATGAAACTATTTGCTGTGACATCACCATACACGCGCATCTGAATGAGGTTCGATGTATCCGGTGTGATGAGTGTATCCGATGCCGAATTTTGTGTGTAACCAATGATATATTCATTGCTCGATTCAATATATGACGCCGTGACATTTGAACCGGGGCGTGTCATGATGAGACCCAAATCAAAAACAAAATCATTATCTGTATTATTTTCACCCAACTCGATGATGGCATCTTTTACACGCAGATTTTCTGTCGAAATCGAAGTTGTCTGACCGACGACTGTGAGGTTACCCGCTATGTATGTGTCGCCACCGACAGATAATTCGTGTTGTGGATTTGTATTGGCTATACCCACATTAGATGCAGTGATGAAACTAGTTGTGGTGTTCATAAATTGCAAAGTTTCCGTGGTTGAATTTCCAGTTTCAGACACACCCTGTAAATTTAAACCGATTCCACTATCTACGACTTCTTTTGTGGTTACATCGTAACAAATTACATTTGAGTGTAGTGAATTATTTAGTCTAATAGGAGACACATATAACCCAGCTTCTGGTGCATGTATCACGTTCGAAGACGCATTAATTATTATGGTGTTCACAGCTTGTTCATCAGGAACATGCTTACCTATCCTGATCCTCTCGGATTTTTCGATAGTGTTAAGGTTTTTCACCATTTATATTAGTTCTCATTTTATTTCTGTCCAACCCGACTTCTTGTATACATAAAGTGTATCATTTTCGTTGTCATACACCATTAGACCGGGTGTCGGTTTCTGTATACTTTCCATTTCGCTGTGAGACATACGAGGTAAAAGTAAACCACCCGTTGTCGATTGAAGTGTTAATATAGCCGATGGATGCCCCTTGTGTGCTCCAAGTGCCAATTTTCCATTTGCATCCAATGTCATATTAACCTTCATATCACCACTCGTATCACGAGTCTTAAATGCTATACCACCAGGATTACCCGATGTAGTACCATTATTTGCCTTTGCATAACCGTTAATTTCAGCTAGATTACTTAAACATATTCCATCCGCTTCTCCAATTCTGGATGTTAATTTAGGTGCACTAGATGTTATGATTCGCGAAGCCGTAACATCGTTGTGTATGTTCAGTGGTATATTTGTCTCGTTCGAGCACGATAACACGTGTGTGAAAGAAATATTTGATATGAGAGAACCATCACCTTCGAGTGGTGCGTTTTCGATGGTTGTAATTCTCTCGCGCACACTCGGAAGATCTTTTATATCTTCCACAGTTTGTCCGAGTATTGATTTAGTTTTACTAATGAGCAATTCAAGTGGTTCAATGCGGTGCAACTCCTTGTATACATGTTTAAATTGTAAAAGTTGTTGTTTGATTTGTTCTAAGTTCATTAAATCGCGCGATTGTCTTTTCCAAATCTATTATTCTAGATGTATTTTCGTGAACACACGGAACTATCTTTTTTGTATCATGAATGATTGGTATCGATGTTTGAATGGCGGACACATCTTTACTCAAACGTTCTATTTCGGGTAGATTGTGTATACTCGCCTCTATGCCTACTTATCCTTTTTTCACACGTGGTTATCCTAGGTATATTCGTTTCTAGTTTGAAAGTGCGTGGGTTCAAAGTGGATAACGCTGTTTCGTGCATTGACGCGTTTTTTTCAAGCGTATCAATTCGTGGTAATTCTACCCGAAGTTGGTCAATTTGTTTTTGTAGAAATGGAATGTCTTTTTCAATTGGTTCAAAACGCGGTATATTTGATTCCAATTTTGATACTCGTACATTTGTCGCATCAACATCAGTTATTTTGGCGACCCCATTGAGTGTAGTACCATCTCCATGAAAAGATGGAGCGATAATTTTTCCATCTGCGTTTATATTTCCTTTCGTGTGGATACGGTTATTTACATACAACGATCTCCCGACATTTATGTCATTTGATACATCTAATGTATTAAAATAATCATTAAAATCTGTGATTTGGTCGATTGTAATATTAGACAGGAGTCCACCATCGGCCTTGAGTTCACCGAGTATTTGTATATTTTCCACGACTTCGCCTATGTCTACATTCAGATCATATTGTACATTAGATAAGAGACCTCCGTCGCCCACGAATTGCGTCGCTTCGATGGACCCGTCTATTTTTGTGTTCGCGTTAATGGATAAACACCCGTTACTCTTCGTGTGCATGAGTTGTATACCGTGTATGTCTACACCCACATTTTCAGTTGGTTTACACCCTTCACCTATTTCTAATACAGGTGTATATACGTGTTCTTCGTTGAGTGTCGTGAGATTTAACACGTCTAAATTTTTTACTTGTAGTTCGTCGAGTTTTAGTTTTGTGCCTCCTATATCGACGACTTCCTTCGTGATCGAATCATACGCAAGTAAGTTCGATGCACTCGCATTACGTATTGGACTTATGTATAATCCGCTGTGTTTGATATCACGAATTTTGTTTTCTGAGGCATTAAACACAATGGAGTTTCTGGGTTGCTCTGAATCAATGTATCGCCCGAGGCGCACCATATCAGTAGGCTGATTCACACCGGAATTCTTAACCATTTAATATACTATTGTATTTTAATTCGCGTATAGTAAACCAGCCATGCCATTTTCAACTCTCAAAATGTTATAGTTAACCGCATATATAGGGTGTGTGATTGGTAAAGTCTCACTTATAATTTTCACGTTATCGAGGCGACTAAAATTTAAAGTACCTGTGGGCTGTAAAGAACTTGTTAAGAGACAGAAACAATACATAAAGAAATCCGGGGAAGTCACATAATTCGTGTGATAATATGCCATGACGTCTATGTAATGTGGTTTCGCCCATTTAAAGTTTCCTATATCGAGGCCATTTATGTTTAACTTAACTCGATTTGATATCGATGTAAGTGCACCATTGGATGATGTATCCGAAGAGGCGATATATTTAACTGGATGACTAAATATGAGTTCTTGATCCAATTCACCCGATGGTATGTTTTTTTGTACTTGTGTGATGAGCATTTCGTGGTTACGAGAAACTATATTTCCACGCTCTTCGTTGTCGAGATAGTAATAATTCGCATACAATTCATAATTGTAGTTTCCGACTGAGTTCCCCCAGTGAATACGTATTTCTACGTTGTGATAATGCAATGCCACGAGTGGGAGTGCACATTGAGGACCCTCACAAAAGAAGAATCGAAGAGGGTAAAAGTATGACTTAGAGCTTATACCTGGATGTGGGCCGTTTGAGCTCTTAGACACATTCTGTGCGAATGTATCTATAGCAATTTTTTCTGTAAACACTGAATCTTGAGAATCGATGAGATGCCCACCTATGTATAGTTCAATTTTATCTATCACTTGGGTCCAGTCTGTTATGTCTATGGATTGATTGTTATCATCTACTGTGATATACAAGTATCCAAGCATATCACCAGTTTTGTCGAATTTTACGGATGTCATAGCGTTATTTTTCACATTACCCTGCATGAGCTGTTTCTCTACGGACTGTGAAAAATTTGAATGCCGTTTGAATGTCGACGTGAAGAATGATATCTCAGGTTCACCCATGATGTGTTCATCTTGAGCACCTATGGCTATCAATTGCACGACTCCCGCCGACATTTATAATACATAAAGGTAAAAAATACACGTACCTAGCGCCCCGATTCAATGAAGGGCAAATTCTTATTCTTGCAAACAAATCTGAAAATAAAAAAGTTATCGGTGCCATCTGTCGTGGTAACACCGTTTTCATCTCTGAGTGTAAAACTCAATCTATCAACCTTTCTCACCGGAGTCATATATTGTGTGGTGACGTCATAATCATCCTTAAATATGATTGGATTTGACCCGTCCTGTATCACCGTACCGAACCCTCTGTTAAGTACAGTCATGTCTCCTTGACCACCGTACACATTAGACGTTCTTTGGGAATAATTCGTATTCAATTCATCCACTGAGATATGGCATACACTGGAGCCGGATGCATCGATACGAGCCGCCAAAAGACGAGTCTGTACGATGTTTTCGATTGGTTGCGTCAAGTGCACAGTGAAAGTGTTTTTGCTATCTTGACCGATGGTATCGACCGAGATAGTATGATACTCGTATTCAAAATCTGGTAAAACTTGCCGAACCGTATTCACAGTAGTCATTACTAATACATTATATTAAAGATCCACCGATTCCACCGATAATCTTCGCGTCCGCGCTTTTCTTGACGAAATCTTGGTCGCCACAGATACCACCTGGAGTCAAAGACTTGGTGTAGTACGCGGATTCTTTCGAACCTGGCACACATTCAATCTTGTGTTCCAAATCAAAAATGGATTCGACAGCGCCTTCGGGGGCGACTTCAAGATTGATTGGTCTGGGCTGGTAACCACTTCTTCGTTGGGGGAACATCACCATCAATGCCGAGAGGAGTGCGCATATCAAAGCAATCGCCTTAATGGTGTTTCGGTTTGTGGCGTTGAGTTTCATCATTTATTATGTATGCAATATTTTTTATAAAGTGCGTTAAAGAATTTGAATTAGTTTCAAAGTACAGAGTAATGGACGGAGAAATATCACTCGACCGGAGCGTTGGGAATGTCATGAAGCTTGATGACAATGAACAGGCGTTGATGGATGAGATTGAAATTGAGGCGCCCCGTCCACGCTCTTCGCGGCGCGTCCCACAGCCGACGGTATACAAACCACAGCCACAACCAACGATGCAAGAAGACATCGATGCGTTTGCCAACCCGACTAAGCAGTCGGTTCCACAACAACACCAAGAAGAACCCGTTGATTACGGTGAATACGACGAAGAAGAGATGGAACAGCCACAGTACATGCAAGGTGATTATGCGATACAAGAAGAAGAGCGACCATCGCCTGGGTATAAATCCATCGATGAAGAGAAGGCAGACCTTGTCAACAAACTTGGTCGTCTCGAAAAGAAGGGATTTTCGGTGAACAAACGACTCAATGTATACTCGAACGTTGACGATTTGCGTACGGAAGTGAAGCGAATCACGTATAGCATTGACGTCGACCGCTCTATTAAGTTCTCTCGTCGTATGCTGATTGCGTGTGTGACTGGTCTCGAGTTTTTGAACAAAAAATATAATCCATTCGAGATCCAGCTTGAAGGCTGGTCGGAGAATGTGATGGAAAACGTTGACGACTACGATGAAGTATTTGAAGAGTTATACGTCAAGTACAGGACGAAGATGCACGTTGCTCCAGAAGTCAAGCTCATCATGATGCTCGGTGGTTCAGCGATGATGTTCCACTTGACGAATAGTATGTTCAAGTCAGTCATGCCCAATATGAATGATATCTTGAAGCAAAATCCAGGACTCGTTCAAAACATGGTCGATGCTGTGAAAAACACGACACCAAGAAGTGCTATGGACGCCCCATCGAGCGAACCATCGGGTGGTAACCAGTACGAAATGAAGGGTCCAGGCGTCGATATTTCAAGTTTGATGGGTAACATTATGATGCCACCCGCACCACCTATGTCTACCACAGCACCTGAACCCATTCCATCGATTGACGATGACGACGATGATGCGATTTCGGACATCGTCGAAGGTCCAGCCGATGATGACGAAGAGGACAGCGATGTCAAAGAGGTGAAAGTGTCGACCACGACAAAGGGTAAACGTGGTCGTAAGAAAAAGTCAGTAGAAATAAATTTGTAAACATAGAGTATAAATGATAGGGTACTGTCCCCTTGAGGAAGACCCGCCACCCAGGCTTCCTCGGATGTATGCGCCATCTACCGGATCTCGTCCTTCTTCCAGAGGAGATACTCGCACAGAAGACACTGAAACGAATTACGTCGTTTTGTTCTTTATCGCGGGTGTGGTCGCACTCGCCGCGATGGACGCCATTAAGAAGTAAACGAACTATTTTTACCATTCGCATATCATGTGACTGGTAAAAACAGATTAATTTAAGCGTTTTCAAGTTCATCGACCATTTCTCGTAGTTCATTTATAGCCGCAACCGTGTATGCGATGAGACCCACGTAATCGAGTTTTGCGTGTTCTTCACCCCAATCTTCGTAATTGGGTTCATTCTTTGTTTCATTTGGTTTTGCATCTTTACCGAGTTCGACGAGGTGTCTCAATTCGGGGGCATCGTAATAGATGTCTTGTGCTATGAAACCAGATTCTTCTAGACCGTCTTTGACATACATGACTGGATTGAGTTTAGAAAGTGTGTCGAGTGAATTGACTATGATCTCCGAGTTTGATTTAGCTCTCGCATCGGATGTCGGAGACAAATTGAGGTTTGTGAGACCTGAACCATCACCGTAGTAATATTCGGCATACACATTACCACTTATAACTAAATTTGCGGATGTATTGTCTATGTCTTCATCATAATAACTGGTACCAAATGAAATAGCGTGTAGCGGATTCGTATTATGAAATCCAATTCTCCCGATTGTACTGGATGTATAAGATTCTGTGATGAATTGTGTAGACGCACCAGGTCCATTGACCCAACTGGGTATACCAGAACTATTTATGGCTAAAAATTGCCCAGCTGCCCCTTTTGGTAATCGTGTCAGTGTGTTTGTTCCGGATGCATAGAGTATATCACCTGTGGTAAACCCAGTAATACCGGTCGTTGAAGTGACCATGAGATTTCCTTCGAGTGATGATATTCTATTATCAAGAGATGAGACACTCGGTGATGCACCCCAAGTGGGTACACCCGATGCGTTTACGGACAATACATCGCCTTGTGTAGAACTTATAGCGAGCTTTGATAAATTACCCGCGGAGGATGCATATAACATGTCACCTTTTGTAAAATTTGTGGTGATCCCATTCGTGTTCGTGATGATGACTTTTTGATTGAGTGTGTTTATTCGCGACGAGTTATCATCTAATTGTGATTGTGGTACAATTGATGTGAGCTCCGAACCATCACCAAAGAATTCGAGTGCCGTAACATTTCCGTTGACAACGACATTTCCACTCGTCTCCAGTGATGTTACCGGGTTTGAAAATGTTACTTTGTCGTTTGTTACGGCGTCTTGAGAAGTTACTTGTTGAAGTGTAGGTGCAGGTAAATTTGTAAGCAGAGACCCGTCACCTATGAAATTCCCACTCACTTCAATATCTTGGTCGAACACGGCACCCAATGTCGATGTATTATCTTGAGCGAGCACAGATTGAAGTGTAATTGTAGGACCCGGGGGTAAATTTGTGAGTTGTGATCCATCACCTATAAAAAATCCCTGTGTTTCTACATCGCCATCAAATAATACACTGTTTGTTGTTACGTTTCCGTTGTCTGTAACCACTTGAAGTGTTTCTGGTATTTTACTGTAAAATTTTCTATATGACCGACCTCGTGAACCACACGACATTCTATGATTACTTTCTATTATTTTTGAGCCTTTCCATACGCTCTTTGAGTTCTTGTATAGATTTTACAACGTATGCTATGAAATGGAGATACCTTAAACACGCGTGACGTTTACCCCAATCGGAGTAATTTGGTTCGGGTGCATCGTCATTCGGATTGGCATCTCTATCTGGCCACACGATGTGTCGCATTTCCCTAACACCGTAATACATCTCTTGTGCTATGAACCCAGATTCGCGTTTTCCTTCTTTTTCATATAATTTTGGTACCAATTTAGATAATGTGTCGAGTGATTTAGACATGGCTTTTATTTTAGATTTACGACGTTTATCACTAAACACAAGCAATTGTCCGGCTTTTCCTAGAGGGGGTGGACCACCACCACCAATACCACCACGCCCACTAAATGTAGCACCAAAATTACCTGGTATCGAGCCTGTAGGTTGTGGAAATATCATTTTACTTCCATCACCATGTATATAATTTGCATATAGGTCACCCTGTGTATATAATTTCCATTTTATACCGGATGGATGTTTTGTACTACCAGTTCCAGAATATGAACGACCATTTTCTGAATAGAACATACTATCGCTAAAACGTAAACTAAATAAAAGGTCAGATGGAGCTGCACCTGCTCCTATAGGTATTCGATTAGAGTTAATATAACGAAGTATTTTATCTGTTCTGATTATCATTGTAATATAATTCAATGTACCAGATGTACCGCTTGAGAATAGTGGGTAATTACCAGAGTTTTGTGTGTAGTTACTCGGGTGTAACCACATGACATTTTCACCCCATTCATCCATGCGTAATAGCCGTCCATACCCGGTACCATAATCACCCGTAGTGAGATGCGTGTTATCTGCCGTCGTTTCTCTCGCGAGTCTTCTTATGTCATTCGCGCCGTGTCCATACAATATGTCACCTATAGTGAGTGAAGTCAGGTTTGGCGAATTGGTAAATATAAATTCATTCTCGAGGTCATTAGTCCTCGAACCTATATTTAATATATTCGCAATTGTTTCCCATTTTGGAAGAGTATCCGCTATTAGAATCTGACCATTCGAACCAATTGATAATTTACCTAATACACCGTTTGATGTAGATGTAAGTATATCACCCATGCTTACGGGTGAAAGTCCACTCGTATTTGTGATTATCTTCTTATTTTCGACACTCAATATACTCGAACTGAGCACCGATAATTCGTATGTGTTGGCTACCTCATCCAAAAACTCACCATTTCCAATGAGTTTAGAACACGTAACATTTCCTGTAATCACTACATTCCCGGACGTTTCAAAAGATGTGATACCATTTGTAAAATTTACATTTATGTTAGTCACACTTCCTTGGGTCGTCACTTCTTGCAAGGTTTCTTGCCACGGTGGTAAATTAAATATCCCATTTCCATTTCCTATGAAGTACCCACCCACTTCTAAATCCCCACCAAAATAAGCACCGAATGTAGAGACGTTACCATTTAAAATTACATCTTCTATCCCTATGGATTGTATATTATTTATGTATGACAAATTATTCATCATAGATGCATCTCCTAAAAAGTAACCATTCGTTTCTATGTTACCCGATATTAATACCCCATTTGTGGTGACGTTACCATTAGTTGTCACGGAATCGAGTGTTTCGATTGAAGTGATCCGTTCGTAGTATTTTCGATGAGATCTATCATCCGTACTACAAGGCATCCTATAATTACACTACAAATTTATCAAACACGTACCCCGCGCGAATGCATCGGGTTCTTCGGGTTTTACTTTGGGCATTTTGAAACCACCCTGTTTATAGACACGAAGACGCTTGTTATACATGGCGTGACACACTGACCATTGATCAAAAATATCGTAGATGTTTGGGTTATTCTTTTTCCCCTTTGTTTCACGCATGACGCGACCTATGGATTGTACTATGTCTGATTTGGGCGTCGCGAGAATAACCGTGTCCAGAGAAGGTATATCCAAACCTTCATGTGCTTGACTAAAAGTTGCAAATATTATCTTTTTTGTGCTTGATTCTGTGAGGTCAGCTTCTTTCATACCCCCCATGTAAAGACCCGAATTATTTGGAAAACACTGATGCAACATCATGCAGTGTTGACGGCGGTCACTTAACACAAGTAATTGTCTCGTGCTTTGTGTGATACGCTTGATGAGACCCACGAGCATCGCGTTTCGTTCGCGCATTTCTGTCAGTTCTGTGATCATAGTCGAGAGTGATAATTTCCCAAATCGAGTACACGGTGGTGGGTCTCTAAAACGTGGACACTCAAACTCGATTGGAAACACTTCGACCTGCTGTTGATTTTCTCGTTCCACGGCAAAAAATGTAGGACCCATAAACCAGTGAAGCACTTTCGTGAGTCCATCTTTCCTGTTTGGTGTCGCAGATAAACCAAAAATGTGTTTGGGGCACATCTTAAATAAGGATTGACTAAACACCTTTGCACATATATGATGTGCTTCGTCTACTATGAGCGTACCAACGCTATCAAAATCACCGAATGAATATTCTTTCAGTGAGAGCGATTGTAACATGGCTATCACAAAATCACAGTCAACTTCTTTTTTGTTTTGTTGAACTCGACCTATGGTAGCACCCTGGACAGAACTGTTTGATTCGTTCTTCCCATTGATTTGCGAGGAATTCCTTGTGCACGACAATCATTGTTCTGTATCCAAGTTTACACGCGATAGCTAACGAAACGGTGGTCTTCCCATACCCACACGGAAGGCTGAGGACTCCATGACCCGCATCAATAGCCGCAGCAAGTGCGGCGTTCTGATGGGTGGCGTCTCTGAGTGTCCCATTGAAACGCACACTAATTCGAACAGGTTCTGGTCTTTTGTCGTCATGAGGTTCTCCCATTTTACTAATTCCATAGTATCTTGGAACGCAGATTCCGTTCTTAGTTGGTCTAAATACCTTGAAAGGTGGTGGAGGAAATCCAAAGTCATCGTTAACGATGGCCCTTACCGTGAGCTCTTTTTTTATTTCGGGTAGTGGATTGTTAATTATGTATCCACTCCTTGTGAGCATTCTACTGTATTAAAGATTGCAAACTTTAATAGAGTACATACAAGATGCCAAAGCTTAACGTTGAAGAAAACATTAAAAAGCTCCAAGAAGCCGTCGAAACGACATACCAGGAACTTCACCGACTTCAAGGAAGTCTCCGTGTATTCTTGGGATTCAAGGAGAATGGTTTGGAAGAGATTGATATTCCGGAGAAGAAAGAGGAGGAGTCTGAATCGTCTTAATCACCCAAGCATATCCACTGTGATTGGCGACATTCCACGCGCCACTAAAATTTGCTAATATTTTGACTTTGTCACCCTTAGCTAGAGATTGCACGGGTGTGTTACCTTCGACGGTACACATCACGCGTCTGTATCTGAATGGTACTTTTATTGTTAAAACATTTCCCTCGAGTGGGTCGTCTACTTTTTGTTTGTTCATGATAAATCTTGATTTGCTCTCTTGAAGTCCGTGTATGTAGTCACGCGTTCTGTCATTCACGACTACGCGCATGTACTTTTTGTCGTTATATTCATACATGGGTTCGTATACTTCACATTCCATGGGAATCATGATTTCCTGGTATATATGGTGATTAGAATTAAAGCTATAAGTACGAATAGCACGAGTGTGACTCGTATAGGTTGTAAAGGGCCTCTGGTATTGAATTCCTGTTTACAAAAAGTACGACTCACTTCTATGGATGCTTCTATGCTCGAGTAAGGTGTATTTCTAGGAGACATCATACCACACAAAGCCACGTGTTTATTTTGACCGAAGAAAGGGACTTGTCCGTGAAGACTCAAAACACCCGATGATTGTTCGAATACCCATCTTCCATCTTTCCAATCAGCACCCCATCCTATGCGTACATTCTTAGGTTCTGGAATATTGAGTTGACGAATCACCTCGGGTTTAAGTATATCTGGATGTGTAGTTAACACGTCTTCCGTGAGCTCACATATGACACACGAGACGGTCTTTCCGTCGGATAAGACCACTGGTTGTAATCGGAGTTCTGTGTTCATACCAAATTCGAGGTCGGATGGTAATGTGACTGGTTCGTCGTAGTCGAGTAACACGTTTATACACCCGTATGTACTCGGACCTATTTTTTTGAATACATCTTCACCCCAATTGTCACCCACGAGTTCGAGTGCTTTACTGTTATCCACGCATACCACGAGGAGACCATCGTTTATTTTTACACCATCAGTGAAAGTCGCCTCGTACCCATCTTCGAAATAATTCACGCCTTCTAGGTGGGTATTAAACATAAACGTGGCACCATTTTCTAAGAGTGCGGTCTGCATGGCGTCACACATGACTTTACCGGAAACACGTTGAGTGTATTGTTTAGAGAGTCCCACGTGGTCGAAATTATTCACGAACTCGTATGCCGACATGGTTTCCCAGTCAACACCATCCATGATAAATGTAATAGTACGTATGAGTCGTTCACCCGATTCCGTGAGTGACCCAATAGCGTCTTTAAGTGATATGGATTTGTATTTGGATTGTCTCGCGAGGACTTTACCCGCGAGTGCTGTGAGTGTGAGATAATCTTGTATACCGAGACTTTTAAATATGGTTTTGTAAACATCCGTCTTCGCGGGCTGAAACATGTCGTCCCATTCGATTCCCATTTCCCTGAAGAGACTATCGGTGTTTACGAAGGCGTTATCAAACACGATTCTGTGTGCGTGTAAATCACGGGTCTCTGTTTCTGGTTCCCACCACGAACCACCCGCTGATGGTTTGCGGTCGTATACGATGACCTCATGATCCGTGGACCTGAGAAGTTCCCATGCGACAGACATGCCTGTGGGTCCGGCACCCACGATGTGGACTCGCATTTATAATAGGGTACCAAAAATATTACGCTGGAAGATACAACACATTCCGCGTGAGTTGATAGAAAATCATGAGATATAGTGTTTCAAATCAAAAGACGAGAATAATTGCGAAGCAACACCATGTTTTTTCATTTTTAAAAACACAAAAAACTTTTTTTATTTTTTCAGAAACTTTTCAAAGAAGAAAGCGTAGAAAAAAATAATTTTTTTATTTTTAATTTTCGAGATGACGAGAATTTTAAGGTTTTGTTTGAAAAAGACATAGTCTCTACATAAATGGTAAAATGGTTTATGTAGGGGCATACAGTGTTTCAAATCAAAAGACGAGAATAATTGCGAAGCAACACCATGTTTTTTCATTTTTAAAAACACAAAAAACTTTTTTTATTTTTTCAGAAACTTTTCAAAGAAGAAAGCGTAGAAAAAAATAATTTTTTTATTTTTAATTTTCGAGATGACGAGAATTTTCAAATGGACCCGATTTAAAGATTTGCGACATACATGTATAAATGAACTCTGTACTCAAAATTGTACCCGGTCACAAGGGTGTGATCGTGGGGAGCCGAGAAGACATGATACAACGGACACTTCGACAGAGTCGCGTAAAACTCACGACTAAATATATGTGGAATCCAAATCGTATGACGTACATGACGGTACATTACCTTCCCGACGGAACTCCGTATAATGCCATGACGTTAAAGAATAAAATATCTCGATATGATAAGGATGCGGACATGTGTCTCGCTAAAAGTTCACCCTCTGACAAAACAGAAACGTAAAACGTGGAAGTTTGCGGCTGAATTTCTGTGGCGCAAGAGATTCACAAAAAGTCAAGGTGAACTTGGTTCTTGGACTCGAGATCAGTTAATAGAACTCGGTCCAACATTTGTAAAGTTAGGCCAAATTGTATCAACGCGTGCAGACCTTTACCCTCTAGAGTTTACACGAGAGCTTGAATCTTTACAGGATAATGTCCCACCGATAGACGAGGGATGTGTAAAAGATGTTGTAAATGCGAACAATGTATTTTCAGAGTTTGAATATGTACCATTTAAATCGGCGAGTATAGGTCAAGTACACAAAGCTAAGTTATTGGATGGACGTGAAGTTGTAGTGAAGATAAAACGCCCCAATATTTACGATATAATGAAACGCGACACTGATAATATAGTGGATGTCGTGAACTTTTTAGAAAAGGTGGGGGTAGACACGGGTACGACTTCCGGTCGTGTACTCGAAGAGTCCATCGATTACCTATTATCTGAATCTGACTATGTGAAAGAGATGAATAATGCGAATCGCATGCGACGCGCTTTTAAGGGTGTGAAATGGGTAAAAATACCACGCGTGTATCGCAAACTGTCGAGTGAAGACATGATAGTCATGGAATATGTAAAATCGGAAAAACTTACGGAAATACACGACGAACATGTAAACCCCAAAAAGGTGTGCGAAGCGCTCATCACATCTTATGTGATTCAAACCATGGAAAAGGGGCTTTTTCACGCCGATCCACACCCGGGAAATATAGGTTTTTCTAAAAATGGTAAACTCGTGTTTTATGACTTTGGTCTTGTGATAGATATATCTGATGAACTCAAAAAAGGTTTCCAAGACCTGTTTAAATGCATCATAAATAGGGACACAAAAGGTATAGTACAGACACTCATAAAACTAAATATAATAGTTCCGACGACGAGTGATACCAGTGACATTGAAATATTTTTCAAGACCGCACTGAACTATCTCGAGACACTCGATGGTGGGAGTTTCAAGAATGATATTCTCGAAGATGAGATACTCTTATCTCTCGCACAAAAGAAACCATTCACGATTCCTACATCATTCGTGTATCTCGCGAAAGCATTTTCTACGGTGGAAGGTACGTGCATAAAACTCGATGAAAATTTCAATTATTACGAATACCTCGAACCCATGATACGCGATCAATTCACGGATTCTTTCGATATTCAAGACGTGTTTTCGACATCATTTGAAATGCCTTCGCGTATAAAAAACATAAGCACAGCTGTCCTGGGCTTGGAAGAGTCCAGGGCATCTATGAAAAGATCGTTAGAAAAGACGAGAAAGGAAATGCGTTATGCGCAGTATAGTGTGTTATCTGCGGTCATAGCTGGGAACATGGTAGAACACTTACCTTCTTTTACATTATTGTCTGCGTTGAGTGCATGGTTCGCGTTTACTTCTTATAAAAGTCGATAGAAACCTCTTCTGTTGGTTTCTTTTCTTCGGCAAAGAAAGCTTTGTGGCTTTCCAAAATCTCACGGGATCGAGTCTTTTCACCCTCTGCGATTTCGGAAAGACGCTCACGAATAGACGTAAAATCGTCAATTCGCTGTTTCTTCATCTTTTTTCCGTACTTCTTGAACTTCTTTCGAATCGCGTTTATGTTAGCTTGGGTCGAGGCAATAGAGAGCATGTTAATATAACATTACAAATTAATATTCAATCTTTTCAATTTTTCTTCGAATTCACGCCTTTCACCCGGTGATTCAATCTTTTCACCGGTGACGATAGCCCTGATTTCAGGTCCAGTTAAATGCATGGCATCCGCGCGGAAATCCTTGAATGCCTCCATCGTGACGGGGACGAGGGGTTTGACCAGTTCGTAAATCGCATTAGCATATTCGCGAATTTCCATTTGGGCGTGTTCATCCATACGTAGATGAAGGTAATGCATGAGATTGTGAAGGTTGATCTTCCAATAGAATTCTGTGTACGTCGATTGTGGAAGGTTACCACGCGCTTGTTCTCTACACGTACCTCTATCAAGAAGGTCTTGGTATAACTCAAAAGATTCACTGAGTTTTTCGGAAACCTTTGACGAGAGTTCTTCCCCTACATCTACGACACCTTCTGAACCTTGATTGTTTACTTTGGATTGCCCGCGTAAAACGTCTGGTTCGTAGTATTGTGTCGGAACGACGGAGTATCTGGCGGAGAGTTCGTTGATGCTGGCCATGCGGTGGCGCATATGCTGTCGAGCGATATAGATGGGCATCTTGATGTGAAACTTGAATTCCACCATTTCGAAGGGTGTTGTGTGCCAGTGTCTAAGGAGATATCGAATAAGTCCGCGGTCTCCTCGTGAGGTTTTAGTCCCATCTCCATACGAGACTCGGGCAGATTGTACGATGGCCGCATCCACATCTTCCCGAGGCATGTGGTCCACGAGGCGAACAAATCCGTGATCCAAGACATCTTTCTGCATGATTAAATATATAACGAGCTAAATCTTTATCCCATCATTTTAGTGCCTAAGTGGATGATAGTGAATGTATTTAGTAAGTAATAAAATGGCTACTATTTTTGACAATTTGATAGCATTTATTGAAACTTCTGCGAAAAAGGTGAGTGCGTGGGATGATTCGCCGCTTCAAGACATCCGCAAGCTGAGTGCTGATGCGATCGGATCTGGGGGTGAGGCGCTCCTATTCAACCTCTGCAAAAAGCATGGCATAGACGTTGAATGGGATGGGAACAAAAATATCTCCAAAAAAGGATCTTCTGATAGACCGTATGACATGTTAATACGTGGAAGAAAGGTGGAAGTAAAAACGGCTCGAATGGGTGAATATTCCACGTTCCAACACGAAACCCTGTCTAACGACAATTCACCAGACTTTTGGGTGTTTGTCGATATCTCGCCACATGAGACATACTTTACTGTCATTGACTCCTATAACCTCAAGAGTAAGCATCCCATATTACAGCGCACGGCACATTCTAGGAAGAAAACCAATGATGTCTATAAACTTGACACAAGCGAGTGTGTACTTAACAAGGGTATGAATTCAGAGATCACGATGAAAATCGCACACGGTCAAGCAGACGATGCGTTTGGTGATTGGATTCGTGAGCGTATCCAACCACTCGATCTCATCCAAGCAGTTGATGAATTATCGACGCTCTTAGATTCAAAGCTGAGTTTGTTGATTTGAAACTCTCTTTAGACCATTCGATGCTGCTTAGCTTTCTTAATTAAACACTCAGCATTATTTTTAAAAAATATTCCATACCCCTTCTTACCCGGTAATTCATCGAACGTGTCATACGTTTTCATATTGTTTTCGCCGAAGCATGTAGATGGTAGATACACATGACATTTTCCTATCATTTTTACATTTCTTCTAGATGCTACGGTGCCCCCATCTGATATAGAGTATACACACACATCTTCGTTGTCTACCTTTTTTATTTCAAATTCATCATTGTTTGTGTGTTTAGACCACACTTGAAAAACGCCGTTTATTTTAGTTTCATTTCCATTAGGCATGTGAAACATCCCACTCAATTTTTCGCTATGAATGAGGTTATACCCTTGTACTCGTTTTCTAGGTGACCCCCTACCATCACTTTCAAATAACTGTGGTAATATGAAAGCTACGTAATCCGCAAACGCATGTGAGTGATTTATGAAATTCAGTGCCATGTGCCCCCTTAATCCAAACGGTGGATTTCCAATGACCACATACTTCAAAGATGTATCTGGTGGAGTCCAACCTAGGAAATCTAATTTGGATACACCATCACATCTTGGTTCTATGTCTATACCTATCTTTTTATGCGACAATGCATTGAAAAAACTCCCGTCTCCCGCGGATGGTTCTATGAACGTGTATTCATCCGGGTTTACACCCGTGACGCGGAAGAATGTATCTATGCATTTTTTTGCCATGCCTTGTGGAGTAAAAAATTGATCCTTCGATTTATGTGTATACTCACTGTAATCTATATTCTTACCGAGTATTTTGAGTAAATCAAATTCATAATTGGATGGAACATCTTTTAACAGAATCCATCTATTTACCGTACCGGACACTATATTTAGTTTCTTGGCTATCCCAGACACAGTATGCGATTCCAGACATTCCTCTAGTAGCTTAAATGACATATATGGTTTAAACACTTTAAATCCTTAAACTTTTTAATCCCATGACATCCTTTCTTTGAGGCGCCTTATTAAATAAGGTGTGAGTTCATATAGATTACCTACCGGTACATATCTATACTCTATACCTATTTTTTTACCCATTCCTAACAATTGCGCTGTGACGTATCGGTCTTTGTCAAATTTTGTCGCGTATCGGAGTGATGGCGCGTTATGTGTCGCTAAAATAGTGTGTGTATGTGGACACACGAGCGTATACGTCATGGCTTTTTTGTATTCATTGTCAACGTCAGCTTTCGTATCAAATAAACCTTTTTGGTTTCTCAAGTATGCACCTCTCACGAGTTTCACACCGAGTTTAAATGAATCCCTGTGTGCTCCTTCTATATCGTGTAAGAGTTCTTCCATGGCGTCGCGTCTATACATCTGATACGTTTTATACACATGTACATCGTCTTTTGTATTGTATTCTCCCATCATGTCATAACATATGTCTGGGTACAACACATCTTCGGCGTCTATGCACACCTTAACACCACACGTCTTCGCATGTTTTATGATATTATGTGCGCAATCTCTTGCATCTATCTTCGATTCTCTCGATCCAAAACTCGTGAGTTTTATGGCTGACATAGATCCGACGGGAAGTGCTGTGATGATTTCTTTAGTCGTCTCTGTAATGTGAAACGCATCGGATAATCTACAATTTTCTTTTGCATAGTCAACTATGACTTTCTCGCCTCGCCTGTGTAACATTCGAATTACACGTGGGAGCTCGGTGAATGTCGCTGCATACCTGAGCATTAATCATTAAATATATTTTTTTGTATCGGTCCATCTCGCGTTTATATTTTTCTACGAGGTTTTGCATTCTTCCGCGAGCTCCTCTATACTTTTATAATACCTTTTTAAATCTTTCATAAATCTCTTGTTTTTATCGAGACACTCACACTCGGGTTTGTTAAGGTAAATCCACGCGAGATTTGATTTAGAATAACGCGTTTCTTTTTGGTTTTGGTTTGGTTTTCTAGCCACAAGTTTTTTATTTTTTATGGTTTTCTTGAGTGGTTCCACGCGTTTCGTGAAACTAATGGCTTGCATCACCGTATCCGCGAGGTCATCTTTCTTTTTGGATTCTTTGAATATAGGAAGCCAATGTGAATTCACGGGATTGCTATTTAAAAAGGCTTCACACCGCTCGATGGATACTTTTTTTCGTTTTAGATACTGTGCTTTACCCGGACCACACACATCGGGAATCTTAAATTTTGCATCATAAATTATTGTTTCTGAATTCGGTGATTTTATAACAAAGTATGCATGTAAAAAGTTCTCTACCATTTTCATTTTCTTATTTCTATCAGGTTGCTTCTCTATAAGAATTATGTTTGAATCGAGTACCCATGGTCGTTCGTCTAGATGTTTTCGTAAGGACACAAATAATCCGTCTTTGTGCTCAGGTGGTACACCTGAAACATCCCAGTTCACGACGAGATTGGATGTTTCCTCGAATTGACACATGGCCAGATTTCGTATACCAACATCTATACTCAAAATCATTGATTTAAAGAAAAATTATTTCTTTATCTATATAAATGAAGAACAGACAGATTAACACAATAGCTGTGATTGTATCACTGGTCGTCGTGGCATACTGGCTGTATACCATTCGACGTGAAAAATTGGAGGGCAAGGATTCTAAGGCGGTGAAATACATCAAGGAAGCTTCCCCAGAAAAGTTTATCAACCCATTCATCGTCTACGGTATGGCGAAGGAGTTAACTGAAGATGAAGAAAAACTCGCGAAGATCATTCCACTCGTGAAGTCAGGTGACCGCGAAGAATTGATCGCGTACCTCGAGTCTTTGTAAATTTTTGTTTTTAGTGGTAACAGTACACCACAGAGAACAAAAATGTAATTTAACGTCGCATACCGGGCATTTTCATTTTAGAAAAGTTCGCGGTCTTGAGCCTGTTTTGACCAGCTGGGGACATACCCATCATGGCCATGGCGATGATTATCATCACACACGACAGCACGGCGCCAATGATCGCATATTTCATGGGACCGGTGACTGCACCAACCACACCCGATACCGCCTCACCGGCCGATTCAATGGCTTCGGCGGCCCCGCCAGCCTTGGACCCGGCGGTGGCTTCACCCGTGGCTACGATTTCGTTTGCCATTTTGTTGGTCGTGACAGCCGAGAGCAAGTTCTTCGCGACGGCTTGTGCGGCGAGATCGGCCGATATGTTTTGTTTGAATGTCAGGGATTCGCCATTAAAGCAGTATACTTCACCAATGTTAATTATTTGGTCTTGAATATTAACAGCTTCATTTATCGTTTTCGTCAGGTTATTGGTTTCGAGATTAGTTTTCACGATGTTTTCTATTTCTGTGTTAATCTTTTGGTTGACGTTTTGTCTGTCACCGAATTGCATGTTCCCCATTTGTGTTTGTTTATCGAGTGCCGCCCCCGCCTGTGCTTGAAGTTCGCTCACGATATCATTTTCAACGGATTGGAAACTTTCTGTAATTTGTTCAGTCGTCGCCATAAAACTTGATGTAATCTCTTGATCGGTAGTTATATTACACCCGAAAGATCCCAATATATTGAGTTCCATATTTTGAATGTTCTGCATGGAGTTTTCATTGATGGATTCGTTATTGGTCACTGAATTATACATGACATCATTCACAACACTCATGTTGAATTCCTGGTTGATGGTACTACTTCCTCCACCACCCATGTTGTTTGTTTTGTGCTGAGAAAAAAATAACACTTAAAGACTACCATTTCCTTTAATGTATGTGGTGTTGGTGGTGTTGTCATCCATTTGAAGGTGAAACTTTGAAACTCCCATATAAATACGATGATAAACGTAGTAAATTTTATACATGCGGTGGATTCTGTTCTTGGAGTTGTATGAAAAGATACGCCATAGATAAATACGGAATTACACGTGGAGGTATCATATGCAGTAACATTATCATTATGCGAAAAAAGTTATACAACAAACTTGGTTCGATAACAATAGCACCTCTACGTGAAAGACTCAATGTGTTTGGTGGGGACCTCACTATAGAAGAATTTAGGAATAATAGCGTCGTCGACAAAGAAAAACCCAAAGAAATAGACATGAAACCTCATGAAGACCGGTTAATACCAATTATTTCAAACACAAAAAAGATGGATGAAATAAAGAGTGCATCCGGTAAAAACGAGACACTCAAATTAAAGAGAGATAAACCACTCAAACGAAACCAGAACAATCTTGAATCAGCACTTGGACTCATCATTAAGCCCAAACCTTAGAATTCGACGTTGTTTATTAGTTGGTTTCGATTTGGGTATATTTTTTGTGTTCAAACTATCTATCCAGGTCTCTCCATCGTATGCTTTCCAACGAATGCCATGCTTATCTATGACCTTTCGACATATAACACACGGAAGTGATACACCTTCGCCATAACTGGTCTCTCTGCGTATCACTAGCGTACCAAACTTACGTTTAACCCAAGCCGCAAACTGATGACCTCTGTTTCCTCGTTTGAAACACTCGCGTTTTAGCGTTTTTATCATTCGCCTTTCGGCGCAACATATACAATCACTCTCGAAAGTGGCGAAAGTGACGCGTCGTGTAAGTTGTGACGACCGGATAGCCCGGCATTATTACTTAACCATACATACATCGTTCCTTTTAATAGAGTTACAATTATCACATGAATGCCCTTCAAAAACGAAACAACACGTGTCACATTCATTCAACACTCGTATGTTTCTTTTTACAAGCTTATCTTGTGAATGTAAGATTAGGTCTTTCACTGTGTAGATTCCATACATAACCATTGTTTCCAGATTTGGAAATTTCATCCTATTTACCAAAGCAACCACAACCTTTAGTTATCTTTAGCATCACGGAGAAGCTGTCGATCATGGGTGGAACCATCTTTTTGAGGACGACTTCCAATTCGGAATCTTCTTCACCTTCATCGATTTGCTCTATCAAAGAGTAAATCAAATCAAGAACGAGTTCTTTCTTCTCTGGACCCCTGAGTGCCTTGATGCTGTTAACTTCCATCATCAAGCTGGAAACGATACCACATATGTTTTCCTTGTTGACACCCGTTTTCTTGTATCGCGCGGTCAACATCTTGACACGTTCCGCGACCTTCTTCGCCTGTTGGGACTTGTTGTCATATCCATCAAGGATGGATTCTGGTGTGGAGCTCATTTATTATGTATATAGAAATAAATTCTCTAATAATTATAATGGATGCAGACAGCATCATAGTTTTTACCGCGAGTTCACTCGGTGCGTATCAATTGGCGCGTGAATTTAGTGACGTGTATAACATGAAGAAAGTTGATGGTTATACACCCGAATATGTGATATCTGGTATAGCCACGAGCATACTCTGGGGAATTTACCAGTACAGAAATGGTTCAAAATACTACGCTATGTACTCTCTAACAGGTGTGTTACTTGGTCTCTATACACTCGTGCGGATTCGACGCTTGATGGAAGACGAGCCTCAAATGTCGTTTCTGACGTAAGTTTTCCCACGAATTGTAATATTTTACATTTTTCTTCGAAAGTTAATCTTCCTGTCTTTTGCATCACATAAGACAGGAGCATTAAGATGATTTGAATTGAATCGATCACATGCATATCTATTTTTTACAAATTTTAAAAAGTAACAATTTTCCTTCGTCTGAAATATTTGACATAAATGTCGCATAGAACTTTTCAGCCGTGACCTGTGTGCCATCAAGATATGTGATCTTATTTATAGATTTTCTAAAAGTGTTAAGTGCGTCGTAATGTTCGGCACACCAGCGTTTTAATTTATCTATATGTGGTTGTGAGCGATTTATTATCTCTTCTCTCGTATCTTTACCCGCTGCGAACTGAATCTTGTACTCTATGTAATCGTCTATTTCGATGAAATCACCCGCGGTTTTTTCTGGGGGTACAATTTGTGTATCAGCCGCGACGGCGTCAATCAATATTTGTTTGAGCTTTTCGAGTTCGTACTTTTTAATATAAAATTCTTCCGTGCCTTCTATGTTACCAGATTTCTTTGCACTTAACCCGCCTAATGTGGCAAATACAGAACCAATGCAACTCAGTGAACACACCAGTAACAAAAAGATAATTCTCTTATCCATCTAGTGTAATACGATATTAAATTTACTGAGCCATCGGTCCTGGTAATGGTCTATAGCTAGACATTCTCACCCCCTCGCTTCAATGTTGGCATTTTCACACCACGACGCTTCATCATCAAGTAAATAGATACTATCAACAAAAGTATGTGACCCAACAACGAAACAATACCAAAGTTTCGAGCCGACTTATCAGCGGTGCTACTACATTCGCTGGTCATCGCCAAAGTCATGGAAGATGCAATGAGACCGAAAATACCGAACAAGAGCGCGAATGCGGCGGCTTCGGATTTCACAATCTTAGTCACCAAAAGTGTGAGGATCATGGCGATGGCTGCGGCCATCGTGTGACTCAAGAACCCCTTGAGATTCTTCCATTTCTGCGAATTTTGTACTTGGTCGCAATCATTGAAGGTCTTGATTCCTACCGAACTCGCCGCGATATAGAACACGCCCATCACTGCGATCAAAAACAGCGTACCATATGACATTTCCATGTCTTGACCTGTTCTCGCAGCGAGATTGGATAATTGTTGCATGTCAAACTTAGATGCAACCATTTTTATATCATGTACTGAGAAATTTAATCATGTCGTCGATACCCTTCTTTTGTGACCATCCGAGAGATTTAAGTTTGTCTGCCGATATGTAGTATCGACGGTCGTTAAATGGCCGGTCGTCTACGTACTCTATCCAAGCATCGTAGTCTTCCGTGTTTTTAATGGTCTTTATGATGAGCTTTGTCACTTCCATGACCGTGAGTTCGTGATCCGATGCTATGTTATATATTTCACCCTTTTCACCCTTTTTCCAAACGGTATCCACGGCGTCAACCACATCATCCACATGCATGAATGCGCGTTTTATGTGGGCACAACTCAAACCGTGAATAGTGCACTTTTTGTTTTCTTTGAGGAGTTTCTTGAACTTTGGGATGAGCTTCTCTGGGTACTGATTTGGACCATACACGTTATTACATCTTATGACCTTTATGTTCATCCCGAATGACTCGATGTATGAACGTGCGAGCATTTCAGCGGCCGCTTTGGATGCCGAGTAAGGATTCGTTGGTTTGAGTACCGCATCCTTTTCGGTAAATGGTACATCCGTGACACTTTCACCGTATACCTCATCCGTGCTGAAGTGAATGAACTCGACGTTTGGTAGAAAATACCTACACGCTTCTATTAACACATGTGTCGCGTGTACGTTATCCTTCGTAAACGTGAGTGCATTTTCAAACGAGTTGTCTACGTGACTTTGTGCCGCAAAGTGAAACACGTAATCAAACTCATATTCGTGTATGAGATGTTCAATGAGTTCAGCGTTACCTACATTTCCCTTGATAATGGTAGCCTTTCCATCATCTACGTTTTTAGTGTTTGAACAGTAATCCATTTTATCAACGGTGACAAACTCAATATCTGGGTATTTGTCTTTCATCCGGTTGATAAAATTGGACGCGATGAACCCACATCCCCCCGTGACGAGTGCAGTGGGCATTTAGATATTAGAAATTACTTGTTTTAAGCTGTTTAATGAAAATACTTACCTTTTGGTTTGAAATTATTTAGAAGTTCACACACTCTGTCAACATCTTCAATTTCCAAACCATGATGTGCACCTAGAAGGAACCCATCTCTCATTATCTTATCTGCGTTTTCAAATTCTTGGAGATACTCTCTGAACGCCGGGTGTCTCGTGATATTACCAGCAAATGTGACCCGTGTTTGAACATCATTTTCTTCGAGGTATTTCACCAATTCAAGTCTATCCGAACACTGTAGTGGAATCGCGAGCCAGTTTGGTTTTCTGGAATCATCTGGAAGCGTGTAGTACTCCGTGTCCTTGAGGTTTTCGAGGTAGCGTTCGATCATCGCGCGTCTCTTCTTGAGGAAACCTTCGAGTTTATCGAGCTGAACAAGACCAAACGCCGCGTTCATTTCACACGCCTTCAAGTGATACCCCGCGACCCCATACAAAAACTTCCAATCGTATGGAATGCCATCGACGGAGTGATTAAATCGTTCGCTCGGCTCTTCGATGTTATCACCGATTCTACCCCAATCTCTGTACATGAGTGCGCGCTTGAGATGTTCCTCGTCGTTAAACATGACCATGCCACCTACGCCACCCGCGGTGATGACGTGACTCGCGTAGAAGCTCGTGGTGCTTAAATCCGTGCACTCAGTCTTTGTGATCGTGTCAGCGGAATCTTCAAACAAAATCACGTTTGGAAATGCTTCGCGGATGGCCTTCCAATCGGGTGTGTTTCCGATTAAGTTTGGAAGAAGGAGACACGTCGTGTTTTCCGTGACAACCTTCTTGAGTTGTTCTACACTTGGAACATACGTAGCGAGTTCTACGTCACAAAACACTGGTTTGTGACCCAGTTGTACGATAGGCGCGACGGTAGTGGAAAATCCACACGCAGGTGTTACGATTTCAGAACCCTTTGGAAGGTCGAGCGCACACAAACCTAAAAGGATCGCGCTACTCCCGGAGTTTACAAAGAGTCCATGTCTCTTCCCGAATATACCTGAAACCCTTTTCTCAAATTCAATAGAACGATCCCCAAAGCCAGCGAGCCAACCATCGCGGAGACAATTATTGACAGCTTCAATTTCTTCCTCCCCGTATGATTCAAATTTATTGGGTGCATACCAAACCTTCTTGGTCATTATAATTTAAAGAACAACCTTGTCTTTAAACCATAATGAGCGACGAGTATGTATTTAAACCAAGTGGTGCTTTAGGTAATATATTAATTCAACTCACTTCTATGCAAAAGGAGTGTACTAAGTTACACGATTCCGTGTACGAGTATGAATTTTCAAATTGTATTACCATAAAAGGATTTACTCGCGTCTCTTATTTGGGTAAGATACCCGAATCTCCTATTTTTATCAACCCTTATACGATAAGAAACGTGCACCCAAGAATACGAGACATCATAGAACCAACGTCATACATGGAACAAATGATCCAAAATCATATTCACCTACTAAAAGATGTATCGTGTGGCGTTTCAGTTCGTCGAGGTTCATACAGTGAGGATTCTAGACAATATCAAGATGAAAGATCCGATCAACCGGGTTTCTATCACTGTTCGGACGCGGGTTTAGAAAGATTTAGAAAAGTTATACGGGATGCTCCGGGTAAAGTGTTTATTTCGAGTGACTCTAAAACGACGTTAGATGACTTAATGCAAGAATTCGGGGACAAATTGGTAACACTTGATACGACTTTTATTATAGGTATGTCCCAACACTCTAAAGAGGAAATGTCTATAGAAAATTACCAATCTATATATCTCCGTTTCTTCTTATTTAGTAAGTGTCCGCATCTTTTTCTCACCGGTGGAAATCCAGATTTAGTTGGATTTTCAACGTATGCCTACATGGCGGCTATTTATGGAAATAAACCATTTTCAATTGTATTTAATTCATAAAAATTCTTTGGGTACCTGGTCTAAGATATCTTGTGTGGTTTTAACTAATTTATATTTTCCATCCGTGTGAAGACCTTCTTCTATGTACATTTTATACGTATCTTCATTTTTATTTTGTGAACTTTCATCGTGACAATGTGAAAAATTTCGTATCTTGTTCGCTACAAATTTTTCATCACCGAATGATGAAAAGTGCCAACCAGCATTCCTATAAAAAGGAAACTTCCAACGCCTATCGCGTAACATTTGCGGGGTTAGATGTTCCAAAACTTTCTTCGTCGTGAGTATAGTACCAAACCACGGTTCAAGTTCCTGTATGTATTTTAAACTATATTGAAACGCTATCATGTTGAAAGAACATATGTGTTGATTGGGAGGAATTTGTATATATTTGATATTTGGAACTTCATCTATATCAGAAATCATGACAAGTGTTTCGTTATCCATATCCTTTAGACCCCTCGTAATACAGTTGCGTTGATAATGTTCGCGTTCCCATGGATTTTCACCTTCGGGATTGTCTTCCACCACTACGTTAATTATTTTATCTTCCCACTCCTTAAACATATCCTTATGTTTTTGATAGTACAGTTCTTTTGGATTACCTCTGAATGTAACGGCCGACTCTACGATTACAAATTTATCAACAATTGGAGACATGTACGTGAGTCTATTTTTGAGTAAGTCGAGTTCATTATAAAATATAAAACAATCGATTAACATATATTTTTATCATTTGAAAATGTCTTTAATACACTTTTAACATCTTCTACACTAATGATCGACTTCAGACGTGATACATCAAGTTTACACTCGCCGCGGTCACTCACTTCATTCGATACAGAATATTTCTCGTTGAATATATCGAGTAGTTCACAAAGAGATACACAACCATCATTTGTGAAATTCATTATACCGGTTATTTTTTGATCTAGAAGTGTTTTAATTTTTGGAAACAAATGTGGAACTATTGTGAGTGACACGCGGGTATCGTGGACGTTATGTGTTCTGTGTCGCATTTTTTCTAAGAAACAGCGTTCATTTTTGTCAAACGTAATTGGATAAACTATACGTAAATATAGAACATCTTTCGAATATACATCTCGAATAACATTTTCTAAAAGTATTCTCGTACGTGAATAAAAGAGTCTATCAAAATTGGGTGTATCATCTTCAGTGAAAAACTTATTACCATCATACACTTGTGCAGAACCCAAAAGTGTTAAATGAATGCCAAGATTTTTACACACTTCTATGAGGTGCAATTGTTGTGTGAGATTTACAAATGTCGTTTCTTCTTTGTGATTTTCGCACCACATCACAGTTGGTTTACCGGAAATACCCGCGGCCGATACGACATATTTAGGTTTCAAGAACTCGAGTTCTTCTTTTATATTTTCCAGTCTCGTCCTACTTCCCATACTATTTGGTATGTATCGTAGAAGTTGTTTACCCAAATACCCACCCGATCCCAATACAACTGTTTCGATGGGTTTAAATAAGCAATTCATTTTATCTTTCGTGGATACGATAGCATGAACGCTTTGTTCCGGCCATTTTATGTTTAGTGTGGGATCTTTCCAATGACAATTTTTTTCTAGTACTGGGTCATATTTACCTCCTAAAAAATAGACGATGTGTGATTCTTCAAAACAAAAGTACCCGTGTCCATGATGCTCATCAATTAATATAGAGTCACCAGCTTTTAGTTCATACATGTTCACACTACCATCGGGGCTCACTACGACGTCGACAATTCTACCAGAAACTACAGTTACATATTTCTTATAAGGGCTAAAGTGTATACCTCGTAACACATTCTTATTGTTTAATGATGTAAACGACTGCTCTATTTTAAAGGGTGCTGTAGAAAAATTAAATATCATATCACCCCTTTCATCGGAAAATGTCGTCATTTAAAGAAAAATGCATAATACTCTTTATATGAGTTTGTTCGGTGACTGGATGAATAATCTAGAACACTACAAAACAGAATTTTCAAATGGTGTACCGTTTAAGAATGTATCAATTCCAAACTTTTTAAGTGAGGATACCATTTCTAAAGTTGTGTCAGAATTTCCATGTGACTTTGACACAAACAAAAATTGGTTTAATTACGAAAATCCAGCTGAAGTAAAATATTTGAATTCCAATATAAAAGAACTTCCACCCACTATAAAATCTGTATATGACGCACTTTCTTCGAATGAAATGGTCAACGCGTTTGCCGAGATTTCATCCATAGATAATCTCGAATACGATCCTACGTTATACGGAAGTTCTATACACGCACATGGTAGATACGGAAGATTACATCTTCATTTAGACTACGAGAAACACCCTATACTAGAAAACAAAGAAAGGCGTTTAAATTTAATCTTATATTTAAACGAGAATTGGGATTCTTCGTGGAACGGGCAAACAGAATTATGGAACGAGGATGTTACAGAATGTGTGAAAAAGCACGAGGTTACTTATAACACTGCTACGTTGTTTCAAACAAATAACATGTCATGGCATGGTGTTCCCGAAAAGATTTTATGTCCTCCAGACGTTTTTAGAAAAACGTTAGCATATTACTACATATCACCACTCGTGACCGAACCCGGAATGCATAAATACGGTGTGGATAGTACCGGGTATAGAACAAAAGCATCTTTCGTCAAAAGACCACAGGATAAAGAATCAGAAGGAATGAAGAAATTATACGAGATAAGACCCAAACGTCGTATAGAAACGGATGATATATGGGAAGGATGGAATAAAAAAACGGATTAAAGAAAGTATTCCAGTGTCAGTCATATGGAACTTGAAGAATATAAAGAACTTGTATCCACATATACGAAAGATCCAGATGTGTCAAAGAAAACGTGGGCTGTATCATCTAAATTATGCATGTTGTTTGTGGAATTTAGACATATGGATATAATTAAGCATAATTTAAACAATATATGTAACGTGTATGGCGGAGGTGAGACGGCACTCGTTATTCTTTATAGTGGAGACAATGAAGATATAATAATGGAAACCACAAAAGATTGGAAAAATGTTATATATCGCAAAATGTTTGATACAAATGTAACCGTGAAAGAATATGACCGGATATTTACAAGTTATGATTTTTGGGATAGTCTTTCAGAGTTTGATTATGTGTTAACAAATTCTTGGGATTCATACATATTCAAAAAAATTCCAGATAAATTTTACAAGTATGATATCGTGGGAGGTCCGTGTGGACACTTTTTCGTACCTTTTGAAGGTCGACTCATGAATATATGCTCCAACGTATGTAAATGTCCTAGATGTCTAGAATATAATCACCATTTTAAAGAGAGTAATTTTAAAGATGCCCCAATTAAATGGATTTTATTGAATGGTGGATTCTTTTTAAGAAAGGTTGAATCAGCTAAAAACTTATGCAAAATAAAACAATGGAGTGGAGAACCAGATGACGTATTTTTTGCTGTATCAGATTTAACTCGACCATCAAAAGATGAAGCTCGCGAATTTGGTATCCAAGATTACAAATACGATGGTAGACCGGTTGGGTGTCATCAGTTATGGATTAAACATGAAAGAGAATATGTAGAAAAACTATTTAGTTAAATACACATCCTTCTTACGCCACATGTCTCCATAATCATTCGTACCTTTCATGTCCGTGTTGTCCGCACCTCGCGCGTTATTATATTTACACTTGACGAATTTGACTCCACCAAACTCGACAAATTCTTCAGATGTATGTTGTCCGATCATACACTTTTCAGGGTATGCTCGAACAAAATCTATCGCGGCGTTCATGTACGCACCCGGTCCCGTCGGATACAAACAATCGAGACCGTAATGTCTCCGTTTTATGTTCCAGAGAAGAAGATCAATCATCTTTTTAGAGATTGAATGTTTCGGTACAGAACCGATAAATGCCGTATACATGCATATCTGGTTCGGGGGACAGTCGACACTTGTGTAGTATTCTTTACCAACCTTTTCGAGTGTTTCTATGGGTTCGAGGCAAACCTGTCTGAGATCAGAATACCAACCACCTTCGTTGTACATGATGAGATGTCGCATGAAATCACATTTATATGAATACGGTTTGAGTGCTTCGTAGGCTCCGAGAATTTCTTCATCAAAATGTTCTTTTATGTACGAAACACAATCGTCACCCGAATACATCTTGACTTTGTATCCAGGATTCATACGATACCATGTTTCAAGTGCCTTTTTCATGCCATCGGGTAATACCGGAAGTTTCCCGCCATCGACGATGACAACTTTGTGTATAACTTTGGGCACCATTACCTAAGTCACGAATGATTTCTTTAAAATAAATTTTACAAATAATATGATTGAACAACACACTGAGTTCAAAGATCTGTGTCAGGGACTGCAGCAGAGCAATGCCATTGTCAAGTAAAAAATTCTCCAATTTATATAACATGCTCGAAGAGGAACTCGAAGACCTTAGTCGAAAAAGGTCGGAGCTAGACGAGATCATAGCAGATCTTTACGAGCTCAAACCACTTTTAGAAAAGTGTGAAAATGACACCATTCTAAAAGGGTACGATGCATGTGATACGACCGTTTTGTCTCTTACGGAATGGTATATACGCACCAAACCTTTATTCAAAGACCTTGTGTGTTGGCTCAATATGTATTATGAGCAAAAAATAGAGACACATCGAGAAACAGATAAATTAAAACAAAAAATAAAAACATTGCGTCACTCCGTTCTCGCCTCATTTAATAAATCTTGAGAATCTCGGCCACAGCAGGATGTCTCAGGATGTCTTCGTCGTGCATCATGATATGTTCAATGTACTCAAATTCATTTCCCTTGAGTTTGTGTACGAGATCCGCGAGCCCATTTTTTCTATTTGTGAGGTCACTTTGTTTCAGGTCACCCATCACAACCATTTTAGAATTTTCGCCCAGGCGTGTGAGAAGCATTTTCATTTGGTTTGGTGTGCAGTTTTGCATTTCATCACCAATGATGAATGCATCGTTAAATGTCCGTCCCCGCATGAATCCAAGTGGTTCAACTCTCACCGAATACTCCAATTGATTGCGCGTCAATTGCGTTTCGAACACATCTATCATCGGTCGAATCCATGGTTCCATTTTACGCTCCATCTCCCCAGGGAGGTATCCCATATCTTCGTCGGCCGCAACGATTGGTCTCGTCAGAATAATTTTACTGTACTCCCTAGACTTGAGTTTTTCTGTTGCATATTGACACGCAAACATAGTCTTGCCAGACCCAGCAGGTCCGGTCGCGATTATGATTGGTTTATGTGATTGCAATACCTGTGTGTACGCAATCTGGCCGGGCGTCTTTGGGAGGTTCATATAATATTACTTAAGGTTTTTTCTTTATTACATTATAAGATGGAGTTTCACTTCGTGAATCTTGGTAGGACTAACTTAGCTACTATAACCGACCCGAAACACATACCAAGAGCTATATGTTTTAGAGATCGTGTAAATGCTGTAAAGTATGTTGATTATATCTCTACGTATAGGTCTAAATTTGGATATTGGCCGAGTATTGATTTAAGCGAGCCAATGACCAAGATTATTCCAAAGGAAGGTGCAAAAAAACGCACATCTGAGTATGTGAGAAAATTCATAAAAATAAACACGCTCCAAAAACACGAACTCAATGGGATATCCATGACTTCTGGATTATCTTACTTTTATTGTCATGAGTTTGATTGTGATGATGATCTTTTGAACTTAAAATTGCGTGGTCAGGAAATAGATGGCATGGTTGATGATGAAATGTACAAAGAATCACTTGAATGTAATTTAAAGATAGAATAATCTATTGTATTATATAATGGGTTCGATTGCACTTAAATTTGACCCGACCAAAAAGGAACACGTCGAATGGCTCAAGGCGGCGAGTGACAGTTTTAAGAAATCTATACGCGAAAAAAATGATTTTATGAAAATCGTGAACGAAAATCCAGTATCAGACGAAAAAATAAACCCCCAGGATTGGGCACAACTTCACTTCGTCTTGGCGTTGAAATATACAGACGCGGTTTTTGATGGTACCGCACACATCCCAAAATAAAAAAGTTGCATTAGATAAATGAGAACATACATAGGTGTACTCGCCGTCATCATTGTTTATTTTTTGTTAAGTTCTAATGAACTGTACGTGCCACGTATATTGGATAGTGATTGGTTATCTACTCGTAATGACACAGAAAGAAAAGGGTCCCCATTCAATAAATGTTCACCAGAATCATTTGGTGAGTGCGCAAAGGTTAAATTTCCATACCTAAGTAGGTATTAATTGTTGTAATAAGTAAAAGGCACGATATGATCAGAGACTACGTTATATCTAAATATGCCGAACTTTTGGAATTGCCAAAAGAGCACGCCTTATGCGTGAATCTCGAGAAAAGTACACACAATTGGGCCATTAATCGAAGCACATTACTCGGCGACGTTGCCGCGGCTGATAATTATAGGCACATGAATCGATACAAACACAAGTTTCTCCAGATTCAATATAATTTGAAAAGGTCACCACAACTCAAAAATGAAATTTTAAATGGGGTCGTAAAGACTGCGTCTATTATGGAACTTTCGCCACACGCTTTGTGGCCAGAAGGTCCGTGGGCAAAAACGCTCGAAGAACGCATAGAAAAGACCATGAAAAAGGATTACGTTTCAGTCATATTACAGGATCCGAATTACAAGGGGATATTTAAATGTAAGCGGTGTAAATCACACAAAACGACATACTATGAAATGCAAACTAGAAGTGCGGATGAACCTATGACTGTGTTTATCACGTGTCATAATTGTGATTCTAGATGGAAATCGTAAGACACTTTAAGAATAGAACATTACGATAGTAAATGGACAATCAAATCGTCGACGTGCAATTTGAAGATGGTACCATTTCGATATGTCAGATTATTCAACAGACGGGAGATGAATACATTGTATCCGAAATGATATGCAAACGAGATGGTATGTGCACGTTTTCGAATAACACATGTTCAGTTACTAAAGATGCTGTGTGTGGGTTCTATGATGTAACAAAATTAGAAGATACAAAATTATTCAGGCGCATTTCTAAAAATGTATATGAGTCGATTTATGATTCCGATGAAGACTATGAAATGTCGAGCGAAGATGAATCAGACTCCGATTCTGATATTAGTTTGGATGAAGAAGAAGATTAATTTCTGTGTATGTAATAAATGAAGAACACGAAACAAACACTGATACTTGCCGTAGTCGCCATCGTCGCCCTTTACACATTTATGTATCAACCAAAACAGCGTAAGGAAGGTTACTGCGGTGCTTGCCAAAAGTAAACCAATTAAACGTTAGACGCGTCATTTTACAAATGGCCCCGTACAGACCACCTAACACACATTATAGTGAATTAGATGTCTCGTCGTACGAGGAAGATGACATTTTCAAGTTCGTAGGTAAGTCCGGTAAGAGATTTTATTGGCTCACTCGATTTCTTGACTTGTCCTATCTCTGGTACGACAAGAACCGTAAAGTCATTGAAATTTGGGGACCTTATGAATCTCTCCAAAATTTTCAGGCTCATCACATTATCGAATGTGAATTAGACCTAAGTTGTAATAAAGAATAAATGAATTTAATACAAAATGCACAAGCGCCCCGCGTTAAGATTTAGAGAACCGTGCACGACCTCTTCGGTGGGTCCAGCGGATGGTACATTTTTACACTCTATAATTAGACCCAAAAAGACCGAATACTTTAAACCACAAGAAACATATATCGCGAACTATGATAATTATATCGAAAATCTACGAAAATCGTGTGAATTGAGTGGTGCCGAGTTTAAAGTTCCAAAATATATTTTACCTATATCCGAAACCACCGCGGTTCCACCAGAAAATAAGCCTTTGGTTAATCTTGTTGATGAAGTGATAATGCATGTAAATGTTTTGAAGTGTGGTAAAGTGCGAGTTAAGCTCATTACACACATGGCAACACTGTACGAAAAGTATTTTTCAAAAAATAAGATACCACCACCTAAAACATTGGCGGCGGCATTGAAAGCGGTCGGATACAACGAAAGTTATACGTCTAAAATAACCGATACGGTTGAAAGTAGAAAGAAGATGATGAATACTCGATGGAAAACACTCGATGCTATATTAAATAAACCATCTGCATCAAATTCAAAGAAGAAGACGAAGAAAAAAGTCGAGCCCGAAATTGAGCCTGAACAAGAAGATGACGAGGACGAGGACGAGGACGAGGAAGATGATTTGGCACCCGCCGAAGAAGCAATCGGTGACGAGGAAATTGAAGATGATGAAGAGGTAGTCGAAGAGGAGTATTTTTCAGACGCTGATTAGTTCCTAAGTCGCATTTAACTATATTGTAATTACACTCAAAATGTTTATCACAAACGTCATCGTGAATAATACCATTCTCGAACGCACCCTGTTTTATAATATAAAACAGGCATCTAACTACGCATTAGAAAAATCAAGAGAAAAGGTTTGGAAGCTCAGTGATACATCCGTGTATTACGGAAACGTTGAATCGAGAGTATACGAGATAAATATCGAAGAATCATCTGACCACAAAGATGAACATATTCTTTCTTTCCTTGGATCCATGTGAAAATGCAAAAATGAACTGTGACCAACACGTCGTAAAAATTCAATTGGAAATTGTACAAATGTTATACACGGCATGGCATTTGTCTATGCAGGGGGGCTATGTGTCAACGCACGCACCTTTCATAAAGAATGGAAGTCGACGTGGGTATAGACCCGCACACCCCAAACACCCGATGACCATGTGGGTTGCGTCATCTTTAGAAAACTATATGTACGCGTGTAAGATTGGCATCGCTCTTACACTCGAATACACGCGCAGATATAGAAAAATACACACGTGTGCAAAGCATCTGATGTGGTTATGGGATAATCATCCACCGTGTTTCGAATCACGTAAAAGTGATACAGCGTATTATTCAAATGAAGGTATTCCCGAGTGTATGCCCGAAATGTACCATAGTTCATCGATAACCGATGCGTACCAAATGTACTACATGATAGAAAAGATGCAATTTGCTAGATATAAAGATTTCTGTGTTTAATATAATATGCTAACAAGTGCTAAACTTTTTAGTGCACGTTCAATCTCGGTGCGAAAAAAAGATAAACCACAACCTAAACTATTCAGTCAGTTTATCAGGGGTGTGAAGAAGAATGAAGTTCAAGATGTTCTTGTTCAACCCAATAATCGTGTCGTGTACTATATCGATGAAAACGATGAACTATCAATTTCTAACTATGCGTCATCAGAAACATTTTGGAACACGCTCATAGAAAGTGACGCGGATGTGAGTATAGATTTCGAGACATCGGGTATGTCATTCGGTGATATCACATCTATTGGATTTACCCTACTTCTCGCATTCGCGCTCTTGCGTATGGTATTTTCGGGTGGAGGAGTCAATCCTTTCAATATGTCGGAGAAACCAACTGAAGTAGAAAACGAAATCACGACGAGGTTCGATGATGTCCAGGGCATAGACAATGCAAAAGATGAACTTCAAGAGATCGTTGGTTTCCTTCGCGACCCCACGCAATATATCGTGAGTGGTGCAAAAATACCAAAAGGTGCTATACTCACGGGTAAGCCCGGTACTGGTAAGACACTCCTCGCTCGTGCGATCGCGGGTGAGTCATCTGTACCGTTCATTCAGTGTTCCGGCTCTTCATTTGTAGAGATGTTCGTCGGTGTGGGCGCGAAGCGCGTGCGTGACGTGTTTGAAATGGCACGTAAAGTACAACCGTGCATCGTGTTCATAGACGAAATCGACGCCATCGGCAAAAAGAGATCCATGAATGGATTCGCCGCGAACGATGAACGCGAACAAACTATTAATCAACTTTTGACCGAGATGGATGGATTTGATAACGACACACAAATTGTCGTCATCGCCGCTACGAACCGTGTAGACATTCTCGATGATGCACTTCTCAGACCGGGACGCTTCGACCGTAAGATACAAGTGAGTCTCCCAGACGTGTATGGACGCGAAAAGATTTTACAAGTGCACTCCAAAAACAAAAACCTCTCCCGCGAAGTGAGTCTCATGGATACCGCGAGGCAGACGACTGGATTTTCTGGTGCAGATCTTGAAAACCTCATGAATGAGTGCGCCATTCGTTCCGTCAAAGAAGGTACAAATATCATTACTCCATCTATCATTGAAGACATGTACCAGCGTGTCGTTGTGGGTGCAAAAGGTGGTACACCAATGTCAGATGAACGCAAGAAACGTGTGGCATATCATGAGGGAGGACACGCTATTGTCGGTGTTTTGATACCCGAATACGATGAAGTTCGTAAGGTGAGTATCATTCCCCGTGGTGATGCGGGTGGGGTCACGTTTTTTCAGCCAACATCTGACGAACGGGGTATGTACACGAAGGAGTATCTTTTATCCGAAATAAAGGTTGCGCTAGGTGGACACGCAGCAGAAGAACTCATGTATGGAAAAGAGAACGTCACGACGGGTGCGACAAGTGACTTTGCGCAAGTGTATTCCATCGCACGCGAGATGGTGACGACGTACGGCATGTCTGAAGCTATCGGAAAAATAAATGTTCAGGATAACTCTTTGTCTCAACAAACTTCGTATCTCGTGGATCTCGAGGTCCATAGAATTACAGATGAATGTTACGTGGAAGTCATGGATATATTGTCTACACACAAAGGTCAACTCGAGGCACTCAAGGACATTCTCATCAGGGACGAAATCATCGATGGGAAGGTCGTGTACGACATGATAAAAAATGTGAGTGAATAGTAGATATGGTTGTCCATCGAACATTTAACAAGTGGTGAACCTTCTACGTCTACGCCTCGAAAGGCTGTGCTCAACAGACAAGGTAGTTTAATAAACCCACCCAGACCATCTAAAAAGGGTATGAATGATACAGCTAAAAGAAGTGGTGGTCGTACTTCGCGTATGAGCAATTCAAATAACAATAATCCTGGTGGTGAGACTCCACTCACTGTGTCAAGTGTGGCGAGAATGTTATCATTTAATGTTAACAAACCTAAAACATTCCAGGTATCAACTGTTGCTAAAGAATTTATGAAAAGAAGTTTAGTACCTAAAGCCGAAAGAGAACTTGTGAATCAAACGCGACCACCCTCTAATAAATCTAAAGCATTGACTACGTTTAAAAAACCTAGTAAAACTATTGTATTATCAAAATCACCCAACACACCAACCGCGGTAAGTAGCTCTAGTTCTGAAGGAGTACCTATTGCGACTAAAAGAACACGAAGCCGTGTGTTTACTTCTAATGGTAAAGTGGAAGAAGGGGTATCTAATCTTCGACGCGAATTTGAGTCTGTTTTTGATGGTGTCACTGGTGATGGCGAAAATATTAAATTGAGCATGAGTGATTATCAAAAACAATTAAACGAGTTGCAAACATCAATCGAACGTCTTGATAAAAAAATCAATCGAAAAAAAATGGAAAAGGAATCTTTAGCCATATACAAGGAAAAGTTAAATGCCCTGCTTAATGATGTATCTAAACTAAAACTAGTAATCGCTAAAAGATCATCACCAAAAACTACGACTACTTCTACTCAAACGTCGTCACCAAAAAAGACTCCATCACCAAAAAAGACTCCATCACCAAAACCGACTACTATACGATCCCTTGTCACTAATCAATCCGTGAATAAGATAGTCAAGGCGATAACTGAACGAGATGCAAAAGTTCCCTCGACACCACCCGGAATCACAAAGACGAACCTTGAACGTCTTTTCCAACCATTTAAACAACCCGTGACCGTGACCGTTGCACCAACCATTTCCGTAAAAGGTGGGTCGTCAGCAAAACAAGGTATTGTGATGCTCGCATCTAACGCAACAAAAAAGAAAAAGAAAACACCCCCTCCCAAACCACAATATCTTAAGACACCGGGAACAATTCGGCGCGAAAAAGAAAAGGCGCGTAGCATTGCTGTACGTAAGCAAATCGTCGCTTCCATGCGAACGCCAACAAAAGGTCAGAGAAAAACTCACGTGATTCAACTCATCGATCGTGTGCTTCGTAAAATGAAAGCCCCCAAGGATACCGAAAAGAAACTTATTAAGTTGTACGAGAGCCTAAGTGAGAAGCAAATTAAGAGTTTATTTGGAGGACGTTCACCTGAATTCGTGAAGAAGACACTCAAGAAACAGATTGGTTACCTAGAAAAGAAAAAGAGATAAAGAATACACTTCATTTCATAAGTAATGAGCTATATAGCATGGGACACTGAGACTACGGGTCTCCCCATGGCCCGGTCCCGGGCAACCCCAGATAACATAGATAATTTCAAACACTGTCGTATGTTGTCATTGGCACTCGTGAAGTATACCTCGAGCGGACGGGAGGTGTCTTCCTATCACGGTATCGTGTATCCCGAAGATTTTGAAGTCAAAGCGACCGAAATTCATGGAATCACACCCGAACATGCGAAGGCGGTGGGTAAACCATTCAAACAAATGTATGACACGTTTCTCGAGTTAACGCGGGGTGTGGATATTCTTGTCGCACACAATTCACGCTTTGACGAAGACGTGTTATTCTCCGAATGTTACAGACATGGTTTGAGTGTTGATCCCTTCAAACGTTTGCGTTTCGTGTGTACCCTAGACATGACCAAGCGCGTGTTTTTGCGGAACATGAAATTGGGTGTATTGTATCAAAAACTATTTGGTGAAGAACTCGAAGGGGCGCACGATGCGCTCAATGACTCACGTGGGTGCGGACGCGTGTATCCATATCTTCGAGACAAGAAGCCAAATATTAAAGAGATTGGTGTACCAAAGATTATTCTCAAGGCATCTGACGTCGCGGGTATCATTGGTCGAAGTCAATATCGCCCACCACTAGAAATTGTGGATGAGCTATGGAACAAGTATATGCCGAGTACGTTTGCGGGTCAGACCAAAGAGCAAATTGCAATGAAGGCAATCGATACATCAAAGGTCGCCAAGGATTTACTCAAAGACGTCGAACACTTTAAATCTACCAATAGTTCGAGTGTTGAACAAAAATTTAGAGCAGTTTCTAATCAATTGGAGAAAAATTCAGGTTTGCAAAAGGTTGAACTTGATGCGGCGAGGGATCACATTCGTAAAACCTTGTATACAAACCACGGTACTCGACACGAAAAGACTACCGCGGATAATTACGAAAATATGCGCGAAGACCCAACGTTTTACAAGTATGATGTGTGTACTCTCGCCGGTACAACATATCAAATCGTTGGACGAATTGACCGAGTTAGAGATAATGAAGATGGGTCAAAAACACTCGTCGAAATCAAAAATCGCGCAAAGGGTCTCTTCAGAACGGTCCGTGATTACGAGGAAATTCAGTGTCAGACATACATGGAAATGCTCGATATAGATGAATGTGTGCTCATAGAACAGTATGATTCTAAACGTTTGTCTCACGAGATAAAACGTGACCAAGGCCATGTGGAATGAACAGATTCTCCCTACACTCAGAAACTTTTGTGAAAGATTTCACGATATGCTTTCGACAAACTAAAATGAGTGTGTATAATAAATGGCGAACACACCCAAGAGAAAAAGAACACCTTCTCCCGTGTCTACACCAAAAAAGCCCAAAGCTCCGATGACACCCAAAACAAAAGCTGTCGCGAATGCACTATCTAGGATGACAACTTCTATCAGATCTCCAGATAGACGTAAAAAGGAAGTGAGACGAAGTTTATTTTCGCCACAGAAATCAGTCGCAGAAAGTGCTCGTATGGCTAAAAGTGCGATGATAACTGCACAAACACGTAAGATATGGAACAATATAAAACCAATTATAAATAAAGCGAAAGCAAATGCAAAGGCAGCCCAAAATAAAAATAAAAACAAAAAATAAGAATGACTCGTGAATGTATACACGGGATACCTAGAACACAATGCAGGTATTGTAGTAAATTAAACGATATATTAAACCAGAACACTATATCTCAGCGTAAACTCATGAGACTTATTGAGGCTGTAGGTCACAGTTCCATAACGAATACTATCGTTCGAGTTAGCCAGTTACAAGAATACCCTCGCATACCCATTTCTATTAGTAACCGAATGCGACAAGCGACGAGAAACCTGATAAATGCACCCCGTAATAGAGCAGTACGGGAACGTTTTGAAAATGCCGCCATGAATCAAGTAATTCGAGCAGAATTTAGTTTGGAAGGACCATACTCGCCCAGTACTACGATTACTCCGTCTCGCTCTGGTTTGAGTGTGTACAATCGTTTGGGTACACCCAGAGACAGACGAGCTCGAAGCATGACACCCACGTCCACGCCACGTGTTCGCCTCAGGTCACCCGGATCAAATGAAAATAACATGAATAAATTTTCACCACCAAGGAAGAAATCTAAGTAATTAGTATGGCGAAACTCGAAGATGTCATACGAAACGTATCCATTTTTGGTAATGGTTTGTGTTTAGTAGACAGTGCTTTGAGATTTATAAAATTTGGAAAATAACTTCCTTCGAAAATAACCCCTTTTCGAAAGAATTTAAAAATTACACGCGATACTATATCATAATATGATAGAATTGGTTTCATCTAGGCTTAAACTGGGAAAGACCAAATATGGACACGGTGTTAGAACCCATATGGATACTACCACATGGGGAACTCCGAAGGATTCATGGATCGAGATGGCCATAGAAGAATACCTAGATGCTATTGTGTATACAGTGGCTGATTATATACGAAAATTTGAAACCCCGAGTGAACCCGATGATAACGAACGCATTCTCGAACTCGCAGCGAACCCCGTGCACATGTTGAGTGAATGTCACGTGAAAATCGTTGAGATGCTGAAAAATCTTGTGGTAGTATCGTTAGCAATAAAATAGTAGCTACTATTAGATATGTCTAACGGCGCCGTCGCTCAATTAGTTGCGCGAGGCAAACAGGACGAACACATCACAGGAAACCCCCAGATAACATTTTTCAATTCATCTTTCAAAAGGCATAGCAATTTTTCGGTATTTACACAGGAGCAAACAATTGAAGGGGTTAGAAAACCTGGGAGTGTGTCGACTGTCGTACTAAAACGTTCAGGTGATTTACTTGGACCCGTCTATCTCGACGTAAAACTTAACGGTCAAGCGCAACTCATAGAAGATTGGCGCGATGTCATAGAAGAGGTAGCTCTTTATATAGGAGGTCAATTGGTAGATTGTCAAGATTCAGAATTTTCGGAAGATATTGCGATTGATCTTTTGGCGTCTACTTATTCAAAGAGCTTTTCCGCGAGTCTACACGGGGGTCTCGGATCGAGTTCATTCTTTTACCCGTTACGATTCTTTTTCTGTGAATCATGGCAATCGAGTCTTCCTATGGTTGCCTTGCAATACCATGACGTGGAATTAAAAATTAAATGGGCGGAGAACTTTAATGAAAACTATTCGTGTCATTTGAATGCTAAATATGCGTGCTTAGATGAACATGAACGAAATAAAGTAGCATTGTCTGAACACAATATGCTCATTTATCAAGTTCAAAAGAACAAACCTATGAATCAGATGGTACAAGAACTCACATTTAACCATCCAGTTAAGTTTATAGCGAGCAGTAACGTCAGTGGTTCTAATACCCTCGTATCACGGGTTAATAAAGTAAAGATTCAGGTTAACGGTTCTGATATTGATGAATCTAAAGTGAGTGTTCCATATTATACATCCGTGCCGTGTTACTATAACACGGAATTTTCTGCGTCCAATGCCGAGGGTATGTTTGTGTATCCATTTTGTTTAGTGACTTCTAAGTATCAACCAACCGGTACTTTGAATTTTAGTCGAATTGATTCGTGTACTATTCATTGCACAGAAAACATAAACAGGGCTATTTATGGCGTAAATTACAATATTCTAAAAATAAAAGAAGGTATGGGGCGGGTAATGTATGTAGACTAAATTTCTGGTATAGTATTAAAAACAATGGGGAGAGAAGACTTCTCCCAGAGTAGCCAACTATCTACTCTGGTAGGCAAGCCCACAAATCGGTATCAAAGATTACCAAAAAACGTGAACACGCTTCGATCATTAACCGAAGCAAAAGCTAAACCAAATAATAGATACCACTATTCTATCTATCCATTGGTTCAAAAGGAATATCAAGCGTCGTATACGCAACTCACGAATCTCGATTTTTATTCACCTATAATTACTATTAAGGGTTCGGCTATAGTATCCCATTTGATAGGGACGACATACGAAGACGCAGGTGTAACAGTTGATGAAGGTTCAACTTTGATATCGACTGTGTCGACGGTTGACGATACAAAATTTGGGATATATTCCGTGACATATACGTCGACCGATGGTATTAATCCAGACACAACCGTGGTGCGCAAGGTTAAAGTGGGATTGCGACCAGATGTTACTATAAATGGACAGAATCCAATTAATTTGGAAAAATTTGACGTGTACGTGGATCCCGGTATTACTATCAACGACTCAAATTCATTCCTTACTTCTACGACCAGTACACTGAATAATTTAGCAGTTGGTACGTACACGGTCAATTACACTGTATCGAATCCAGCATTTACGGAAGTATTTTCTAGAACGGTGCGCGTGGATGATACAATTCCACCCGTGATAACCATCGCTGGTGATAATCCATACACCCTCGAACGATTCGACGTGTATACAGACCCCGGTGCCACAGTTGATTTAGGGTCCGAACTGACGAATACTGATTTAACTAACGTTCAAAACACGGCGATCGGTTCGTTCGATGTGGTGTATACCGCGTACGATGGGAATACGACCGTGACCGCGACGCGGACGGTGAATGTCGTGGATACGGTACCCCCCGTGATCACCATACTCGGAGATGATCCATACACGCTCGAACGGTTCGATGTGTACACCGATGAAGGTGCGACCGTTGACACGGGTTCGATTCTCACGACTGACATCTCTGCCGTAAATAATGCATTGACCCATGGAAGTTCTTTCGTGGTGACGTATACGGCGACGGATGGTAACACGGCACACGACGTCACTCAAACGAGAACGGTGAACATCGTCGATACTAAACCACCTGTGATCACACTGTTAGGTGACGTTGATCCGTATCAAATCCAGCCAGTCATTCTGTTTCAGGATGTGGACCCCGGGCTTTGAGGTTGATTTGGGTACATCCGTGAGTGTAGATTATTCAAACGTGGTCACTACCGATAACAGCAATTTCGATGTTGTGTACAGAGCGAGTGATGGTGTAAATCCGGATACAGTCGTTTTACGACGAGTCGCGGTGGCCGATACGTTGTCTCCGGTAGTAATACTTAACGGTCCGAGTGTAATCACACTTGAGCGTTACGCAGAGTATGTAGAACAAAGCGTAACTCTAGATCCTGGTTCGAGTCTCGTGAGTACGACTACCGATTTAGATAATACAACAGTCGGTAGTTATACTGTCACGTACTTGGCGACAGATAACATTAACCCAAATACGACAAATGTACGCACCATAAACGTGGTGGATACGACGGCACCCATAGTGACCTTAAATGGTGCGAGTTCTGTGACTCTCGAACGCTACGGTGTTTTCGCGGACACAGATCCAGGTGTAACCATAGATGCTAATGGAACACTCGCGTCCGTGGATATTTCTCAACTCAATAATACTACACAAGGTACGTACACAGTTACGTATAATGTGGTGGATGATCACAATAATGCGAACGTCATAACACGCGAGGTTGTGGTTGAGGATACAGTTCCGCCCGTTGTCACACTTAATAATGAGTCGACATCTTATACACTCGAACGCTACGGTGACTGGTCCGCGATAGACCCGGGTGTCACCATTGATATAGGTTCGTACCTTGATTCCGTTACCGTCGATAACACGAGTACGGGTCTTAAAGTTGTTACTTATACAGTGAAAGATGGTACAAATACCACTCAAAAAAATAGGGTCATAAGGGTCGAAGATACAGTTGCACCCGTTGGTAGTATAAAAAATCCATCCTATCAACTTGAACGATTTGCTGTATTCAATGACCCAGGTGTAGAAAATCTTGATGCTGGTACGTATTTAGCTGGCACAGATACCAGCAATGTTGATAATACTCTAGCGCATGGCTCTACATTCGATGTGATTTATGATTTAGGTGACGATAATACGAGTAATCTCATTCTCACGAGAACAGTGACAGTCGTAGATACAACTCCACCAAGTGGTAGTATAGCGAATCCATCGTATGAACTGGAAAGATTCGCCATATTCAATGATCCAGGTGTAGAAAATCTTGATGCAGGTACATATTTAGCTGGCACGGATACCAGCAATGTGGACAACACACTCCCGCATAATTCTACGTTCGATGTAGTGTATGACCTCGGGGATGGAACAAATAACACCCACATTATAAGAACTGTGACAATTGTTGATACAACTCCACCAGTTGGTAGTATAAATAATCCATCATATACACTCGAACGATTTGGTACTTATGTAGACCAAGGTGTTACCAATCTTGATGCGGGTACGTATTTAGCCTCCACGGATACCAGTAATGTTGATAATACTCTAGTGCATGGCTCTACATTCGATGTAGTGTATGACCTCGGGGATGGAACAAATAACACCCACATTATAAGAACCGTGACGGTCGTAGATACAACTCCACCAAGTGGTAGTATAGCGAATCCATCGTATGAACTGGAAAGATTTGCTGTATTCAATGACCCAGGTGTAGAAAATCTTGATGCAGGTACATATTTGGCGTCTACAGATACTAGTAATGTGGACAACACACTCCCACATAATTCTACGTTCGATGTGATTTATGATTTAGGTGACGATAATACGAGTAATCTCATTCTCACGAGAACGGTGACCGTTGTAGATACCACACCACCAGTGGCATCATTACAGTATGAATCTTATACCACGGAACGATTTGGTACGTATGTGGATCCAGGTGATAGTGATATTACACTAGACGAAGGAAGTTTTGTAGCCGGTACAGATTTAAGTAATGTAGATACATCTATTACACACGGGTCTTCATTTGATGTAGTGTACGACATAGCGGATTCAAATGCATTACAAAATGTTAATCTAATCAGGCGTGTCACCGTTGTAGATACGGTTGATCCTGTAATCACGGAGTTAGGTACTCCTCTCATCACATTGGAGCGATATGCACCCATACCAGACTTTAGCACAACAGTAAGTTTAGATGAAGGTTCTTATTTGACAAGTGTTAATATTGACGCACTTGATAATACTGTGATTGGATCTTATTCTATTACTTATAACGCCAGTGACGGAGTAAACACTAACCAACTAAATAGAACTGTACAGGTTTCGGATACAGTATCTCCAGTAATAACAATAAATGGTGCTAATCCATATTACGTAGAGAGATTTTCAACATTTAATGATCCTTATGCATCCGCAGATCCAGGTTCGACTTTGCTTCCAGCCGATTTAAGTAATGTTGATATGGATGGAGTGCATAATAGTACATTTGATGTGGTATATACGGCAACGGATGGTAACACAACTTCGCAAGCTGTTAGAAGTGTGGTTGTTGTTGATACAGTACCACCAGTTATCACACTTACCGGTGGTGATTATAGCATTGAGAGATTTGCTAGTTACTCGGAGATGGGTGTAACCGTGGACGAAGGTTCTACGTATTTTGGTTCCGATACAACTAATGTTAATACATCCTTGGTGTATGGAAATACATTTGATGTGGTATACACTGCATTTGATGGAAATACTTTTACAAACGCAATTAGAACTATCACAATAGAAGACACAGTTCCACCAGTTATCACTATCGCGGGTGATAACCCACAGCAGATATATTATGGTGATACCTACACGGATCCAGGTACCACTGTTTCGGCCGATGGATTTTTATCAACGGATTTGAGTAATGTAAATACAAATTTAGAGAATGGTACTTTTGATATAGTGTACAATGCAACTGATGGTAACACGGCGCACGATGTAACCGCTACGCGCACTGTAGTTTGCAATGTTTATCGAAGTTTTTATGAAACTAATTCGACATATAATAATGATATGACTATTCATGAACTTTATGGTAGGTCTGTAACTATGTCCACAGATGGTACTAAATATATTATATCTAGTTATGCGGGGTTTTACATAGCTGAAATGAATGATAATGGAGTAACTAGCGGTACTGATGTTTATATCGCACCCCCTGCGACTTCTGGTGCAAATGACAGCACTTCAGCAGCCATATCGGGTGATAATCAGCGTGTAGTTTGTGGAAGTATTCTCACTTTTCCATCTGGTGGTATAAATGATGCTATTGACATACATAAAAGAAATTCAAATGGAACATGGTCCAGGGAAGCCCGCCTTCTTGATACATACAATATTAAATTTGGTTCTTCGGTTAGTATATCACACGATGGATCAATGCTAGCGGTTACTTCAGCCAACGACGCCGGTACCATACAGAAAGCTGGTACTAATTCGACGTCGAGTAATTATGGTTCACTTGGGGTGTATAAGAGAGTAAATAGTACCTGGTCTCTTGTCCAAATGCTAGTTCCAAGTATCGCCACAAGTTATTTTACTTATATTGTTCGAGTTATCTCATGTGCCATATCAGGTGACGGTAAATATATAGTTGCAATTTGGCATACGTATAGTACCGATTATGGACATTCATTTGCTAGTATTTTTAATGGAACTACAAGTTCATGGTCACAGGTGTTTAATTATGCACCTGCTAATAACAGTATCGCACCTCATACCCAGATTGATTACTATGGCAATAAAGTTTTTATAGGTGAAAGGTTATACACACGTTCCGGTAGTACATGGACTTACAGACAAACTATTTCATCTATACCAAAACTGTCAATGGATGGCACTAGGGTATCAGACATGGATTCTACAGGTGTTAGACATGGTACATTTAATACCTCAACTAATACATTTGTATTCGATAATAAAAATACTGTAAACCTAACTGTATCTTCAGAGATGTTGCGCCGGAATGATTCTCATTTTATAAGTAGCGATGGTGGGAGAGGTATAGCTCAGACATCGGACAAGGTGCTTCATATAATAAACCAAACCATCTAACCCCCCGCCGCTTAGCCTTCGGCAACGCCTCGGTACGCCTCGGCAACGCCTCGGCAACGCCCCCACGTTTCCCCACGCTCGATGGATGTTTCCCCACGCTCGATGGGTGTTTCCCCACGCTCGATGGATGTTTCCCCACGCTCGATGGGTGTTTCCACACACTCGATGAGTGTTTCCCCACAATTGATGGGTGTTTCCACACACTCGATGAGTGTTTACCGAAGCGTACGAGAACACGCGGTACGCGGTCGTTCGTGGTTTCGGTTGATTTAGACATGGGATATATTTTACAAGAAATCTTAAAAATTTACAAAAACTTTTTTTATTTTTTTGAAAACTTTTCAAAGAAGAAAGTGTTGAAAAAAATAATTTTTTTATTTTAGAATTCTAGAGAAATCCTAGCGGGATAGAGGAACATAGAGAACATCAAAGCAATTCACGGCGATGGTGATTTTGCCTCGGTATGGCCCGACCCGTCTTTAGACATAGTTTTGGTCTCGGCCCTACATGGAGATAGATTTTCAAGGATATAAATTTACAAAAACTTTTTTTATTTTTTTGAAAACTTTTCAAAGAAGAAAGTGTTGAAAAAAATAATTTTTTTATTTTAGAATTCTAGAGAAATCCTAGCGGGATAGAGGAACATAGAGAACACCAAAGCAATTCACGGCGATGGTGATTTTGCCTCGGTATGGCCCGACCCGTCTTTAGACATGGTTTTGGTCTCGGCCCTACATGGAGATAGATTTTCAAGGATATAAATTTACAAAAACTTTTTTTATTTTTTTGAAAACTTTTCAAAGAAGAAAGTGTTGAAAAAAATAATTTTTTTATTTTAGAATTCTAGAGAAATCCTAGCGGGATAGAGGAACATAGAGAACACCAAAGCAATTCACGGCGATGGTGATTTTGCATCGGTATGGCCCCGCACGGGTATACACGAAATGAGACCAACGGACGAGCTTAGACATATAAACGGCATAGGTCTCATTTACAGTAGGGTTTGTGCTTATATAGGGACATACACGAAATGAGACCAACTGACGAGCATAGGCATAATGGACTCACAATATGACGCGTCCTGGAGATTGCGCAAAATCCCAGGTGAATTATTTTCTTAGCTATATAACGAGAGAGAGTATGACCCGACCCGTGGTAAGCAACAAAAATCAGCCCTAATTCCAGCCCAGAAATACGGGCAATTTTTGTCTGATGTTCCATCAGACG